CAACGTTGGCTTCAACTAGCTTGATACAACAAGGGGTGAACACATTATCGAGAGATTTATCAAGATTATTATAATGGATGATTTGTTAAATGAATTTTTGAGAATAACGAAATACGATCTTCGGGTCTTCTTTGAAGGCTACGTTGATTTTGTGGGGAATAATTACCAAAATTTTATAGAATATTATTCTGGAGAGGCAGAAATTGACAGGGAGTCAATAGACAAATTAGCTTCATTACGGGCGGAAGCAATTAGAATTGATGAATTATTCAATATTCATTCAAGAAATCTCACTGCCACCACTGAGTTTTGGGATTTATTGGAAAGGTTTGAAGATGTAAGTATTAAACTTGATACGATTTTCAACACTCCTAAATGGTTAAGGAGTAATCTTACTGCTGGAGTTTATGAACCTAATGTCAATTTTACTAGGGTTTTAAAACAGAATGAAACTTTTGAAGATGTAGCGGATTCTTTAGGGTTTGAAGATCCGGATAATGATTGGGTATCTTTAGCATTAAAGAATGATATCAACGAAGAAAAATATACTGCTTCCGGAGGAAGAATTCTCAGTGTTTCTTTGCAGAATAATTCCACAGTGAATGTGAGGTCGGTTGTAGATAGTATCGTTGGGAAAAGAATTTATGGGGCGGATATCCAGAAGAAGATAGAATTTACCCGAGGAGATGATGGGGATTTAGTTTTTTTGAATAATGATGAAACGATTAACCAAGCTTTTTCAATTTTACTTGGTATAAACAGGGGTGGTGTGCCTGAGTTCCCACAAGATGGGATTGATAAAAGGGCTTTTGTAGGTGTGAATTTCAATTCTATTTCATTCCCTTCAATTTTCAGGCAATTGGTTCAACTATTCAATAAGGATGATACATTTAATTCTTTAAATATCGTAAACGTAACACAGCAGTTAGATTCTACTATCATAGAGGTTAGTGCTGAGACAAAATTGGGGGAAACTATCACAGGAGAATTAATAGTATGATCACAAGACCGTCAACGACTACTGAATTAAAAGAACTATTGATTGAAATATTCGTTAATAGGCAGAATAAGGTCACGAAAGTTTCGGATGAGAGCGTATTGAATGCGATCTTTTATGGTATCGCAAAAGTCGCCCAAAAGGCTGAGAAGGATATTGCAATAACTGAATCAAGGTTGTTCCCAGATAATGCAAGTGGGGAGATATTAGATCAGGTTGCTTCTACTTTTGGGATATCCCCAAGGTTTGGTGCTTCCGGATCATCGACATATGTACGTGTTTTTGCAGATCCTGGGACACAATATACAATTGCGGGACATACCTTTTCCAGTACCAGTGGGATACAATTCCAAGTTGAAGAAGACACAACAGTCGATACAACAGGTTTTGCATATATTAAAGTCCGTAGTGTAGATACTGGGGCGAAAACTAATGTCAACGCAATTTCTATCAACACAGTTAGCCCAGAACCAACAGGACATCGATCAGTAACAAATGAGTATGCTGCTTTTGGTGGCAGGGATGCTGAACAGGATGATGTTTTTAGGCAAAGGATTAAGGATAATCCAAATGTTGTAGCCCAAAGAACAGTTGCTAATTTAGTAGAAGTTTTTAGGGGAATAAATAATGATGTTTTGGACGTTATCCGTGAAGGGATCAGCACTGATGGAAAATTAATTTTATCGGTTGTTAGCCAAAATGGTGTTGATTTTACTTCAACCGAATTGGATGGGCTCTTAGAAGGGGTGGTAAATTTCTTATCACTCACAGAATTAAGGCAAACTGGGGATAATTTTAGTGTCCAAATAAAAAATGTTGAATGGTTCCCTATCGATGTTGATTTTAGGTTAGATATTTTTAATAACTTTAACCCAGATGATGTCCGTAAGGATATCCAAACTCAGTTCAGTAAACAATTGGATTTTAGATTTTGGAAATCTACCGATAGGGTAGAATGGGATGATTTATTGGGTATCGTGAAAAATGTGAATGGTGTGAGATTTGTCCCAGATCAATTTTTCAGCCCAAGAGTAGATATCTCAGTACCAAATACAATGTTACCTAGATTTAGATCTTTTATCATGAGGGATTTACAAGGGAATATAATTTCGGATTCACAAGGGATTTTAAGCCCTGTTTTTTACCCAGTACAATAAAATGGCAGCGGAAACAAGAGTATTACCTACAATTACACAGATTAATGTCTCTGGTAATCAAATAAGTATTTTGACTTATTATAGCCAGAGCCAAGAGGTTATCACTGCTTTTATTTCTGAATTGCAGCAATCTATTGGGGGTGTCAATTTCATTGAAGGGGAAGGTGGTATCACAGTACAAGGTGTGGAACTGAATTTCTTTGTTAACAGTGATGATGATGGGGACTTAATTGTAATCGGCGAAAATGCAGGCCAGTTTTCTTTAGATGAAGATACTGGCCAATTAGTACAAAATACTTAATGGCAACGATAAATTTAGGATGGATAAAATCTATTAAAAGAGGATCTACACCACCGACCAACTTAGAGATGCTCTGGTATGATACTAACTTGACAGGGAGTGGTATCAAAATAAAATATTACGATGAAGTTTTGGGGCTTTGGTTGTTAACAGCTATTGATATTGATAACGAATCATTGCAGTTTGACTCTAGCAGTAAGGTTGAGGTTAATAGATCTGATGATGTTAATTCTAATAGTTCTAACATTTTAGCATCTACTGCTTTGACTAATCAATTACAGCAGCTGATCACACCGAATACAACTTATCGAAATATTGGGCATATTCCGTTATCCCAAAAAGGGGCAACAGATGGTGTAGCAACATTGGGTTCAGACACAAGAATTCCAGCAGCCCAAATGCCTTTGACCCCTACTTTTGACCAAATTACTTTAAATAACGCTGCCACTATGCCAAGTGGTGCTGTAAGGTTGGATCAATTGAATAGTGCAATCTTAGGGCAGCATTGGCAAACACCAGCGGATGATATTTTATCAACTCCACCAACTTCACCCGTTTTGGATTCAAGGTATATTATTAATCCAACTGGGACTGGTGCTTGGGCTGGGCATGATAATGAAATCGCCCAATGGAATGGGGCAGATTGGGATTTTACAACACCACAAGAAGGTTGGACTCTTTGGGTTAGGGATGTTGATACTAACTACAATTACAATGGTACAGCTTGGGTTGAGTTTGGGACGACTGTAACTCACAATAATTTAACGGGGCTACAAGGGGGTCAAGCAGGTGAATATTATCACTTGACAGCAGCTCAGCACGCAGCAGCTATCACTACCCCTACCCTTCAAACTGTTACAGTTGCAGGGGCTACATCAGATCAAGATTTAATACTTACAGGGGGGATATCTTCAACAGCAAGTGGAAGTAATTCTGAGAGATTTGGAGATGGAGCTTTGGCTAATGTTGTTGCTTTAGATGGTAATGGGTTTTACAATACTGCTTTTGGTAAAAATGCTCTGAATTCCCTTAACAATGGATTCAGGAATACAGCATTTGGGGAAGCAGCGTTGCAAAGTGCTACGACAGCTTCGAGTTGTTCTGCTTTTGGTAGATTTGCGCTTGGTGGGGGTGTCCTCACAGGTTCGAATAATTCAGCATTCGGAATTTCTGCTTTAGCGAGTGCAACATCAGGTGCAAATAATGACGCATTTGGGAATTCTGCTTTAGGTGCTACTACAACAGGAGAAAGTAATTGTGCTTTTGGTGGGACAACGATGAGTTCTAATACAACTGGATCTTTTAATTCTGCCTTTGGTAGATCAGCCCTCAGCCAAAATAGAGAGGGAACAAATAACACTGCAATTGGATTTGAAGCGTTAAGGAATTCAAGACCTACAAGTGGCACTATGGATAATTCTACAGCAGTAGGGTATCAAGCAGGGATAAATCAGCAAGGTGATAATAACTTATTCTTAGGTTATAGGGCAGGATATCACGCTTCAAATATCACAAGTTTCACTAATTCAGTTGCAATTGGTGCTAATTCAAATATAGATGCGAGTAACCAAATTGTATTTGGGGATGCAAATGTTACTGAGATAAAAACTGCAGCCTCATTCAATAGTTCAAATGCTTCCCCAATAGGGTCGGCTCCTGGGGGAACAAATGTCCCTTCTGGATCTGTATTAAGGGCTGATGGGTCCGGAGGGTCTTCTTGGCAACAATCTTCTGGGTATGAAACTTTTGTAGTAGGCACTTATAACGAACTTACTTCTGCTCTTACTTCTGCACAGACAGCAGGGGCAGGGTTGATATTATTTTCTGCAGATATTGCGGTCCCTGCAACCACAGTTATGAATTACGATTATTCAGGTGTTACAATTGACCTTGGTGGGTTTGCATTAGATTTAGGTTCGAATGCTAGAATTTCTCACCAATCAAGTAATGATAGGAGTATGGTTCTATTCACTAATGGTGCCATACGGGGGGATGTAACATCAACAAGCAAGTTATTCTTCGAAACTGTAACAACTGGGTATTGTAGGGTTGTATTTGATGATATAAGTTTCGATAACATTGTTCAAAATGATGATGCATCTAGAACCAATAACCATATCCAATTAAGTTCTACAACAGGAAGGAGTACAAGAATTGAATTCTTAAGAAATATAATTTTCACTAATAATGAAGATATTTCCGCAGGGCAACTTGAAATTAGGAATGTTGCATCATTTGAGCTTCACGTTGTTACATTATTCAACAAATATGTAACTGATACAGAAAGAACGAATAGGATTGCAATTGTAGGTTCTTCACCTGCACAATTAGCTGATTCTGACATATTAAATGATGGTAGTTGGGATGTAGTTTCTATAACTGGGAGTTTGGCGATTTCAGAATTTAATCTCTATGATTTCACGTCAGGAACACCAACCTTACAGCAGGTTACAACTGCTGGTGCTTCTACAACAGATGGGATAACAATTGGGGATACATTGAATTTAGGGGCTGGAACTAATACTGTGAATAAAACTATATTCGCAAATAATGGGGATGCCAGTAAACCTGCGATTAGATATAATGAAACTACCAATGCTTGGCAGTTTTCTGACGATGGATCAATATTCACAAATTTTGGTGGGGGTGCCGTTGCATCATTATCTCCTGAAGTTACTGATACTTATAGGGATTATACAGATCATTTGACTGTAACAGGAATAATCGGATCAGATGTGATGCAAGGCTTAACCTATTTCAATGGATTTTGGTATTGGGGTCAAAACTTAGGTGCTGGGGTTAATGGTAGGATTTATAAGATTAACGCAACAACTGGGGCTGTTGATTCTAACTTTGCAGGACCCCCTCACGCTGCTACAGGTGATGTCAGGGAAGACCATAATACTATGATCTGGGGATCTGGTGGTGATGATGTACCTGCTGCTTGGGAAATAGATGGGAATGGGACTCTTATCAGGCAATGGACATTTACTGGGACTACTTACAACAGGGGTGGTGCGGTTGTTTATGTTAGTGAAAATAAAATTTTATTATATTCTTCATCGAATTGGAATTTTGATTTACGAGAAGTTACAATTAATGATGATGGCACTTGGGTTTACGGATCAGTTGTCGCAACTGGAACTCGTAGTATGGGTAGACCTCAAGGATTTGATTATAAAGATGGATTCCTTTACTACCTTTGTGATGAGTATAATATAGCTGCCGATTCCGCAGATGAAACTGTAAAAGTCATTTACAAGTTAAGGATGCCAGATGCAAGTGGTCCTGTTGAAGTTGTGAATGCTTGGAAATATCAGACTGGTACAACATTTGATGAAGCGGAAGGATTAACTTTCGTTGGGGATGAACTATATTTTGGGGCACATGATTCTAAGAAAATTAGGCAAGCCCATTTCCCTACAACAAGCCGAAGTGTAACAACTAATTATTTACACATTGGGGAAGAGAGGTTAGCAGGGATTAGTTTAGCTGCATTGATTGAAGGTGATGTTACATCCACTGGGGTATTCAGGGGAGATAACATTTGGCCAGTAAATTACCGAACTTTGTCAGGGACTTCAGTAAGTATGAATGCAAGCACTTCACTCAATGCGATAATTACCCTATCCGCTGCCACAACCACAATAAATATGAGTGGTTTAGTTAGTGGGATGAGTGGTAATATAATCGTGAATCAGGATGCTACTGGGGGGAGATTATTAGCTATAACCCCGACCCCTAAAGTAATCAATGGTGGAGGTGGAAATATTCCATTAACAAGCGCAGCTAATGCTAGGGATATTGTATCTTGGACTTATGATGGCACTAATTTGAATGTGAATGTAGGACCTAATTATACTTAAAATGGGGAATAATGTAATGTTTTTCGGGCACAACAGGGTGTTCGGTACAGGACCTGCCGAGAACCAAGCGAGGGTAACTATTCGTGCTGCTAGGAGAATTACTTCTACTAGCGTACGATTTAGTGTCCTCCTTACGATAGATCAACCATTATCTGTTGTTTCGGATATTAGGGTTAGCCTATCAAGACCAGGAGGGGGTATATTCACCCTGTTTTATAATATCCCAATTGGGGCGTATTCTGATACAGTAGATATATTGATGACGGATGCACCTACGGATAACACTTTTGTTGCAACTGCGGAAATAACAACAATTAACACCGCTGGTGTTACAGGTTTAGGGAACACTGATACTATTTCTCCATCTGATATCCCTGATATTGCTTCCCCTACATTTGTTGTAGCAAGTAGTTCAGTTGGGGATTCATCCCCAAGGGGCATGGCTTTCAGTTTAGATGGGTCTAAGATGTTCGTGATGGGGGGAACAGCAGATAGCGTAAGGGAATTTAACTTGCCTACTCCATATTCTGTTTCAACGATATCGTTTACTAATGTCACCGTAAATGTTAATCCTCAAGACCAATTCCCAAGGGGCGTCAGATTTAACAATGACGGTAGAAGAATGTATATTACAGGTAGTGACCTTGATACCGTGGCGCAATATAATTTATCAACCCCTTGGGTTTTGAATACTGCGGTTTTTAATAATCAAATAGCTGTAACTGCCCAAGATGGAACTCCAAGATCTTTATTTTTCCGGAATGATGGGGAGAAAATGTGGGTTGTAGGCACTGATAATGATACTATTTTCGAATATGATTTATCAACCGCTTGGGAAATATCAACAGCAACTTATAACAATGTATCAATGGCTCTTAACACTGCTAACACAAATCCGGAAGGTGTGTCTATTGATCCTTCGGGGTTAAGAATTTGGGCTACTGATGATACTAATGACAGGATATATCAATATGACCTAACTACGGCATTCGATATAACAACAATGGTTTATAATAATGTTTCATTTTCCACAGCATCCCAAGCCAGCCAGCCAAGAGATGTTGTCTTCAGCTTAGATGGGTCTAAGATGTTTATAATGGATGGAAATTTAGACAGGGTAAACGAGTATAATGTATAATTATTAGTATATTTAAATAAATTTTAAATAATTGTAAAATGAAGAATAAAGAATTGTATGAATTAGTTACCGTAATTGGTAGGCTGAATAATTTTGAAAACCTTGACCTTGGGTGGAAATTTGCAGAAATGAATATGCAAATTGAAGAGAAGATTGAAAAGATTGATTTCTTGAAAAAATCCTTCAAGTACAATGACGAAGAAAATGAACTTGTACAGAAAATCCAAAAATTGGAAGGTAAGAAAGCTATGAGTACATCTAATATGGAACTCTATAAGAAGCTTGATGAAGAGCTTGAGGCTTTATTGGAATCGGAAAAAGATCTTTTAGATTCAATGAAAAATAAAAGAGAAAAGGTTGCCGAGATTGATGAGTTAAGTGTTGACGAAGGTGAGGAATCAGGATTCAAACTTGTCCCTATCAAACTTTCCCAAGTGAAGAAAGAAGAAAAATTGATCAAGGCATTATCTACTTCGGATAAAAAATGGTTGCTAAAGGTCTGTAAATAATGGGTGATTATAAAGAAGAAAAAGGTACAACTAGAGTTGGGGATTTCTTAAGGAGTCTTGGTAACGTCGGGAAACCTATTTTAAAGGCAGCTGCTGGCTTAACAGGGCAAGAGTGGTTGAGTAACGTCGTTGATGGTATTAAAACCTCTAAGGAACTCTCTGAGGAGCAAAAAAATTACGCCCTTGAACTCCATACATTGGATGCTAAAGATAGGGCAAGTGCTCGTGAAATGAACATTGAAATTCAAAAGTCCGAACATTCTTCTTGGTTAGCAAAAAATACTGGTTATATTTTAGATATGGCCAGTATCTTGATAGTTGCTGGAATACTGGTTGCGATTTTCACCACAACCGTTCCGGAAGCGAACTCCGAGATTGCTTATTTGATTTTGGGGTATGTTATCAATGAATGTTTAAGCACTTGGAAATACCATAGGGGAAGCTCTGAAGGGAGTAAGTCTAAAACTTTGGAAATGTTCAGGTCTTTAAGGGGGAAGAGGTAAATGGCGATTATAGAGAATAGATCTACTACAGAAGGGGATGTGTTAATTATACGGACTGAAGAGCCGATAGTTGGGCTTGTCTCCCTTCTTGGGTTTACTGACCAAACGGTTGGTGAAACCCCACAGGATTATTTTCGTAAAGAATTTAGATATTCTGTTAATGGGGGGCTAACTTATACCCCATGGGTAGAATTGACTTCCGCTAATATTATGTCAGCTAATGTTAGCAAAAAAGATAATTTCATCATTGAATATAGGTATATCCGAGTTGGTAATGTTGGAGAACTTGCATTTGAAAATATTTTATTGAATGGGCAATTTGAAGAATTAAATTACCCTATTTATGATAGGTTGCCATTTAGTGATTTCTTCCCAATAAAAGACCCAAATGTATTTGGGTGGGCTTTAAATGTTTTGGAGAAGCTTTACCAAAAAGGAATTCTTCCGGATTATGTTGAAAGGTTAGAAACAGGGGCTGTTGACGAAGATGAAGATTTTATCGCTTTCTGGAATTCAATTACAGAATTCTTTGCAATCCTTGTCTATTTTTCGAGACAATTCCAAAATTTGCATACTAATACAACCTTGTTAAGATTATTTGTAGAAACAAGAGGGTTGTTTACTTGTGATACTCAAGATTTAGAACAATTGAATTTCTTAGCTTCTAACCTTTACGATGAATATCGTAAGCGTGGGACTAGACAAATAAATTTACCAAAGTCTGGGGATGTTCCTGTTGATGGTGAATTATTGAGATTACTTTGTTGGGAAGCTAAAGATGAATTTATTTTTGCCCTTACTAAAAGGGGCGAGATGGGCTGGTGCCTTGGTAATTCATCCCCAATGTACACAGGGGCGGATGAGATTGTCAATATTAACAAATCTTATGAATTTACCCGTGAAGTTTTAGATCTCACCAAATATCCCCTAATAAACAGCAATGATATCACATTAGAACAGAAGAACGGAATTTCTATGATGAAATTAACTACTTCCGGAGCTGATGCTGGTATTGGGAATTCTACAGAAACGGATAAGTTAATCCCAATTGATAGTGGATTAGATTATATGTTGATGTTTAGGGTTATCGCTGAAGATTTAACGGCTGATTTAGATTTTGGTGTAGTAGTTTTCAATAAGGATAGGCAGATTATTGGCATACAATCAATTGTGGATGGTTCCATTTCCAATATGTTCTTTGAAAATCAAGGGGTGAACCAAGCTGATGTAGAATATTGGGTTCGGGGTATTATTTTTAATTCGGGGAAAGCATTGAATTCTTCGGATTCCTTACCAATTGGATTTGGTAACAATCTAAGGTTCGTTGAAGGTGCAGAGTATATCCTACCCGTAATCAAATGTAGTAATTCTACAAAATTTATCAATAGTATTGATGTGAGACCTTTAGCATTACCAATTTCTAGGGGGGTGCTCACCCCAAAGAATTTTACCTTTGGATATTTTGAAAATAATGGCAGCTTGAATGACGATGATGCTAAACTCGAGATAAATTCCAAACTGATTTCTTATAATCAGTTTATAAAAATAAAATGGTTGTAATGGATAAAAGTGGAAATTTAAATATATATAGAAATCTGTTTTTAGATGTAGAAGAATTGAATAGATTTTTTGATTTCAATGAAAACTCTGTTTCAAACCTACTATTCACGATAAATGCTCAGAATTTTGGTGTGATAAATACAGCTCCGAATTTATCTGCGAATCAAAGTTTTTTGCTTTCATCTGGTAGTGTTCCTGGGACTATTAGGTTGACGGATACTTCTTACGGTTTGGATAGTGGGGGACAATTCATTTTCCAAGAGCCTTTTGATAATTTACCTATTCAGGACACTAATGGCAATGCTATACAGGATCAATGGGCTTGGGTTGTTATCCAACATAAGGAGGTGAAATATGAAGAGGGGATTGTTTCAATAGACGTTGATGGTAATCTCCGTGGAGTAAACACAGAATTCACAAGAGTTTTGAGGGGGCAAGGTAGTGGATTTTCTACATTTGTGAGGCTTTACACCCAAGGTGATGACCGTGAAATTACACTTTCTACGTTGAATAGCCAATTATATGAGGTTACAGATTTGGTAGATGATACCTCTGTTATTTTAAGTGGGGATTTCCAAGCTGAGAGTAATCTAAGGTATGTTGTTTTTGGGACATTTGCTTTGGGGCAAGATTCTTCAGCGATAGCAGCAGGTGGTATCTACAATTACAATGGGACTAGAATTACATTTATTCCGGAAGTCTTAACTGATTTCCCTCCTGTTGATTCAATAACCGCTGGGGAACAATTTTTTGTGGCAAGAGTATTTTGGAATACAACTACAAACATTGTTGAGGTTCAGGATAAAAGGAGTTTTACAGCGGTGAACCCTTTGACTTCAGAATCTACCACATTCAATAATTATTACCAATTGAATTTTGGGGATATTATTGTGAACAATAAAGCTAATATTGATGCTTCAAATATCCCTACAGAATTTGCGGATGAATGGAGGGCAGCACTTTCTTTATTCTCTCAAGATGAAATAAATAATGCTTTAGGTAATAAAGCCAATCGTGGGGGGGATAATCTCCAAAACGTAGCAACATGGAGGCAGAATTTGGAAGTCCCTTCTAATACTGAATTTGCGAATAAAGCGAATAAGGATGCCACGGGAATGAATACAGCCCAAATTAATGCTTGGAAGGCATTATTGGAGGTTCAAGCAGCACCAAGTGATACAGGCTGGATAGCTTGTGAGAATCCAAGTGGGCTTTCAAGTTTCAGTATTAGGGCAAGGCAAATAGGAAAACATATTATCATTGCAGGGAGTGTTTCATTTACTGGTGGGAGTGATACAACCGTGTTTAGATTGCCAAGTGCAATACCAAACCCACCGTATGCAATGGGGTATTGTGCCCATACAGGAACTGGCGGAGAAAATAACAGGGCAGTCAACATAAGGATGCTAGCAAATGCGAACACTTGTGTTGCATACGATGCTGATGAAGACCTTGCTATCTACATCAATTTTTCTTACTTTACAAGTAATTAATTATGAGATTATTCTATACAATAACAAGTGGGGTTGATCAAATTCAACCAAAGCCGAGTAATTCACTGGGGGGGTTCAGGTCTTCTTCACCTGTCCCAAATGGCACATTTAGTAATCTATTTGGGGAAATCAGTAAGTTAACTGTACAGCGTGGGGATAGACCTCAGTACATTGGGTTGATTTTAAGGAATGAAACAGGGGCAGCCGTAACAAATGTTGAGATTTGGTTTGATTATCCTGAGGGGGCTTATTCTACATTTAGAATCGCTGCTGTTGCTTTGACAGCAAATGGGCAAATGGAAGATGTTCCGAATTCATATTCTAAACCCCTTAACGCAACATTCTTTGAAGCTAACGGATCAGCTAATCTAGTTGGGGTTGGTGATATTGCACAAGATGGGCAATTGGGGATATGGATTGAACGTACTTTGGACATTGATTTAATCAGGCAAACTCAAGCTAATATTTATGAGCCAACCGCCGAAGACCCTAGGAGATTCCAACCTATTGAATTAGATAAAGTGGAAGATATAAAAATTAATATTAAATGGGATTAATTCCCGTTTAATATTTTTATTAACTTTACTTTTATGAAGCAAAAAATCGTAACATTGTACCAGATATTTGTTCGGTACACATCCGGAAACTTTCTCTATTATTTCTCCCCATCCAAAAGGGAAGAAACGATGATATTGAATTTCGTCACAACCTTTGCAAAGGATTATGACGATGATTCATTATTTGATTATTTCACATTCCAATTTTTTAGGTATAATGATATTGAAACTAAGTTCGACAGGGTAATGTTGAATTGGGTTATTGGGAAGGCAGCAATTGAAAAATGGAATAAGAAAAGTGATAGCCATTTATTTAAGGCGAAAGAATTTGCTTATAAAAATGGGATTCAAAACCCATTTAGGGATACTAAGATAAAAAAGAGTAAATCTGAGGGATTTACCTTAGGAGATACCCCCTTTTATAATCGTGAACGGAAAAGGTTCTACGGGAAGAAAAGGGGTTTGATACATTGTATAGAAATGGGGCTTTTTAATTCAGAATTGGATATTTGTAAAAAGTGCCCTAATTTTAAAGTTTGCGATGGTCAAGTATGAAGAAGAACCGTGTGCCTGTGGAAACCATTATATCCAAAACAGGACAAAGTGGCTTTGCTCAGATTGTGTTTATAAAAGGAACCATGGGGGGAAGGCCAGAAGAGAGGTAGCTCTAGAAAAGGAAAAAGAAAAACAGATTAATTTTAAAAATAAAAAGCGAAAGAAAAATAAGAAGAAATCATCAAAGAAAAAGAAGGAGCCTACGGGGGAATATGATTTGTTTTTGGTGATTTGGGGAGAGCGAGAGCATATTTGCCATAATTGTAAGATGAACCTAGATAGGTTTGTTGATACGGAGACTGGTAATCCCTCTGCTATGTTATTCATGCATATGGTTAGTAAAGGGGCAAATGGGAGATTGAGGTTGAAAAAGAAAAATATAAAATTGGGTTGCCCAGAATGCCATTATGCTCATGATCACCAAGGGAAGAAGGCATTTAAGAAACGCAAAAATCTGTATAAAAATGAACAAATATTTTAGGAGCGCAGTAGATAGGTTTAATAAAAAGTTTAAGAAAGAATCTTTCATTAGCCCTATTTCTGAGAAGGATGTCAAAATTATTGAGTATATTAAAGTTGCATTGGAAGAATCTCCTGCATACGGGGGGTTGATTGCCATTTTAGATGAATGGAAAGGGATTGCAGATGAAGAAATACTTGGGAATGTTGAGAATTGGCTTGTAGAAACTTCTGGGGATGATGAAGAAGAGGGAGAGGAAAAGGAAGAAAGTAAACTTGAAAAGATGCTCAAACGACCCCCAATTGTTGTTTTAAATGGGGAGCGTATCCAACTACAACTTATCTACAGTTATGCTAAGTATGAACTTTATGATGATAATGGGGATTTTGATAGCTATTGTATAAAGCTAAATGAAACCCCAGAGGAAGTGAAAAGAATTCCTCTCTTTGCCAACTATCTAGTTAAATTCTACGATGAAGATTTAAGGGATGAAACAATTGAAAAATTAGATAAATGGTTCAAAGAGTTTAATACTAATATTTTAAAATAATTTTATGTATTCACCGTATCAAAATTTTGCTGTGGTCGATGTCGAAACGGGAGGGCTCCTGACTAAGGAGAAGAAAGCCGTGTATGATATCGCTCTCACAGAGATCGCAATAGTTATTGTTGATAGCAATTTGGAAATAGTCCATAAGGATAGTTGGTTGATAAAGCCTTATAATGATGCTGAGTATCAGCCAGGAGCGGAAAAGGTGTCCGGAATATCTAAAAAGATGTGTGAGGAAGATGGTGTCGATATTGAATTTGCTTGTAAAGAATTCATAAAGGTAGCCAAGAAATATAAGGTTCATTCCAAGCCACCTACTTTAGTTGGGCATAATTATATCAAGTTTGATAAGTTTTTTGTTGAGAATTTCTTAGCTTATTGTGGGGAAGATATCAACAAGTATTTCAATAAAGAACCTGAGGATACCATTAAATTTGCTAGGATGAAAAAGCCTGAGGCAAGTGGGTATAGCTTAGGGGAAAGTTGTGTTGGTGCAGAAATTAATTTGGTACAAGCCCACAGGGCATTGCCAGATACGATAGCAACAGCAGAGCTTTGGATTTCCTACCTAAAGGGATTAAGGGGGCTGAATTCTCCTAAAAAGTCCAAAAAAGGTAAAAAGGAAAAACCAGAAAAACGGTTTAGACAAAAATTTGAAATTTAATGCTAATTCCCCCAACACTGTCTACAGTTCAGTTACATAATTCTTTCAATTATGCGGAAGATATTGTAAAGAATTTGTCCGACAAAGCAATTACAGAATTGCTAGAGGGGTACGGCAATGACATAGATAAACTATTAGATTCTATATTGGTTGAAACAAATAATATTATTAATTTTAACCACGAAAAAATAGAATCAAGCAATCTTCACTACCTATCACATTTAGAGCAATCTATGCATAGTGAGTTGAAGAGGGTTTGCTACAATTATTTTAAAACAACTTGCCTCCCAGAATTTGATCAAAACTGGAGAAATTTAGAATGGGGGAATATGGCTCAGCTTTATTCCCATTTAGGTTTATTGGCAAGCCGTTCTTCCGGAAAAAGTTATGAATTTAGTTTAGCTTATCCGATATGGAAAATGTATAGGTATCGTCGCCCAAATATGGGTCGTGATACTTATGACAATAAAATGTCAAAGGAAGGGGTAATTGTAACAAATGCTTTGAATTTAGGTAGAAAGCTCTTATCTAAGATTAATGAGGAAATCATGGTAAATGATATTCTTCGTGAAGAATTAGTTGGGGTAAAAAGGTCAGAATCACAATTAGGTGCTGATAAAATTATCACAAAGAAAGGCTCAATGGTTGAACTTAGGTCTTTCGGGAACTCTATTCGTGGTTTGCACCCAGGATGGATAGTCGTAGATGATTTCCTTGATAAATCAGCTATCTATTCCCAGGAGCAAAGGGAAAAATTTAAAGAGGTTTTCACAGCGGAAATTATGCCCGCATTGGAACCTAAAGGGAATATAATCGTAGTAGGTACACCATTTCACCCAGAGGACTTGTATGGTCTTGTATTAAGGAAAGATGGTCGCTTCATGCTGTTTGAATATCCTTCAATTTTCCCTGATGGAAGATTATTAGCACCTGACCGTTATGACTACGATAAGTTGATGCAAGAAAAGAATACTCTTGGGTCAATGGTTTTTGCTCGTGAGTATTTGATTACACCGATTTCAGATACTTCTTCTATTTTCCCTTGGGAATTTCTTAAGAAGTCATTTATCGGGATGGAGAATATCAACTTTGCTGATAATATTTCATCATATCCAATAAAGCTGAAACGTGTTATCACGGCGTGTGACCTTGCAATTACTGGTAATGTAGGTGGTGACTATTGTGCTTTTATTACTTTAGGGGTTGATAATGATAATAATATCTATATCATTAACGTTTGGCATAAACACGGTGCTTCTTACGATGAGCAAATTAATCAAATTGCAAGCATCAATCAAAGGTTTAAGCCTAATAAAATTGTAATAGAAAATAATGGCTTCCAAAGAGTAATCGCTGATTTAGCAAGGAATATGGGGTTAAAGAATATCTCAGAATTCCATCAAGGTACTTTGAAGAAAGATTTAAGAGAAGGATTTCCAGCATTGAGTGCAACGTTTGAGAGGGGTGCTATAAAAATCCCATATAAGGATGGGGCAACTCGCAACATGGCAAGTGTACTATGTAGGGAATTAAATTCGATAACTTTCCATGAGGATAGTGGTAAGCTAGAAGCAGCGTCAGGGCATGATGATTTAGCCCATGCACTTTATATTGGATTCCATGAATTAATTTTCAATAAACGGAATATTAATTTCCATTTAATTTAAAATCGTAATATGAATTTAACGGATTCGTTTTTGGATGAGATTTTCAAATTGTGCTTTATAAAGAAGCCTATTATGGAAATTGTAAATTCTCAACTAGAATATGAGTACATCCCAGTAGAGCTAAAGGAATATAAATTCATTCTTAAATCCATTAAGAATTTTTATAGCCTGAATAATGCCCTACCTTCAATTGGGGTGGTTAGCCAACAATTCAGCACTAAGCCTGAAATCCAGAATGCCTTGAAAAAGATTCAAGATGCCAAGGTTGCTGATGATTTTGCAATCCTTACACAATTGCAAAAATTTATCCAAGATAGCAAATTACAGTTATTGATAGAAGATGTTGTTGAAACATATAATAATGATCAAACAGATTTAGCTTTTAGGAAATTATCGGATGGTGTTGAAAGTGTAAACAAAGTTGCAATAGGTGTCATGAAAGATCAGTTCATGAAAGTGTTTGCTGATTTTGACCATGATATGAAAGAAAATAGGGAGGAATCCGAAGAAGGTAATTATTATGAAGATAAAGTGCCTTTTGGGATTACTCCCTTAGATATGCTTACAGATGGAGGGTTAGATAAAGAAGATATCGCCCTTTGGATTATGCGTTCTGGGGTTGGTAAATCAACGGCTTTAAAACATTCTGGAATGTACGCTTGTAGATTAGGATATAATGTTTTACATATACAAGCAGAGGGCACTAAAAAAGAATGCAAAGTGAAATATAACCAAGTATGGTCTGGGCTTACATTTAGGCAAATTCAAACTGGTGATATTCCTGTTAAAAAATATAAGAAAATTCAGAAGGCTCTACAAAAATTAAAGGCTAAGAAAAGGGAATTATCCGTTTATGCCTTTGAGCAATTTGGGGAGCCGTCAATGCTTGATATCCGAGAAATTGTGTTTGATTATTTTAAGGTGAACGGCTTCTTTCCGGATTTATTAATTATCGATTCCCTTGACCTTATCCATCCTGGAGATGGGTTGAAGTATGGTGTAGATACTCAGTCAATAAAAATGAAGCTTCAAAATACGGCTAAGAAAATGAAGAACTTGGCTGTTGAGGTTGGGACTAGGGTGTTAACAGCCACACAAACAAGTGATATCGCTGAGCAAGTATGGAATGATAAGAATAAAGTGATTACCCGTTCAAATACAATGGGGGACCGAAATCTTGTAAATCCATTTAGTTATGTATTCACAGGCAATCAGACTAGGGAAGAGAGGAAGAAGAAACAGATGAGGATCTACGTTGATAAGTTAAGGAATTATGATACTAAAGGTGCTATCTATCCTATTGTGACTAATTATGGCCAAGGTAGGTTCTTTAACGTCAAGAAATCTTTTGAATTATTCCAAGAAGAGTATGAAGAAATTGCGGCTTGAGAAAATTAGGGAATTTTATGGCTTGAGGCTATTCGGCCAGAAGGGGTGGTTATATAATCCACACTTCAATTGTGTTAGCTGCGGTAAGCATGGTAAATTTGGATTCAAGATCAGTAAAAAGGGCGGTGTTGTGCATTGCTTTAAATGTGAATTCAAAACTTCTATATTCAAGTTCTTAAAAGAACAGGGGAAAGAAGATTTTATCATTTATGATAGGGAAAGGTCATTAAAAGAAAAGCTACCTAACATAAATACGGAAACTCAGGTTGAAAGAAAAGAATTAAAAGAGGTTGATTTACCATTAGGGTTTAAACGGTTGAAACAAGATGATTACCTTGATAGTCGTGGATTTCAACCTTGGCAATATAAGCAATTCAAAGTTGGGGAAACAGACTCTATTCTAGAAGAAAAATTGAATGATGGGTTGATATTCCAAATATTTCAAAAGGGGAAAAGGGTTGCTTGGCTATTCCGGAGTAGGAAAGATAAAGATTGGCATGAAGAAAATATTCAACGGGCTAAACTCGGGAATGAAAAATTGGTCCTAAGATATCGGAATAGTGATGATACTGATTTTGATGGTATTTTAGGTGGTGTGGATGAAATCAAAAAGAAAACAAAAAGATTAATATTAGTTGAAGGGCTATTTGATAAAGCAAATGTGGATAAACTCTTGAAGTTGAATGAGCGGAAAGATATGAAATGTTGTTTTACATTTGGGAACAAAGTATCAGATGAACAGATAAGATTAATAGAAGAAACCAACGTTGAGGAGATAATTTTGATGTATGATCCTGGGACAATAAAACAGATTAAAACTTATTCCTCAAGGCTTTCAAAAAAATTTAAGGTGTGGGTGGCTGAGATTAAGGGAGATGACATAGATCCTGGAAATATTAGTTTAAAATACTTAGAAGAAATTATGAACAATCTAGTTGATTTTTTATATTTTTATAAAAATCGGATAGACTTAAAATTTAAGTGAATATGGCAAACAAAAGTAGGCACATTCCTATTTCGGAATATTATTCTATTTTGCAATTAGAATATATATCGTTTAGGCTTCGTGAAGCTATTTATCAAAAGAAGTACTCAGAGAAGTACAAACCTTATTGTGAAGGTAAAAAAGAAAAGATTGAAAGTATTGCATTGCAAAATTGTTTACCTTCAATTTTTAATTCGGAAACCTCAAGAGAAAAATATTTGGGGAAGTTTTTCAATGAATTTGGATTGCCCAATTTTACCTATAAGAATGAAGATTCTAAGGAGAAAATGGGTAAGTGGGATAAGTATTATTATTTTTCTCCTGGGACTTCCGTTAAATTTAAGGTAGAAGATAGCAAGGATATCCAAATCGGGACTATCGTTTCTAATTTGATTGAGGAAGAATCAGTTGTTGTAAAAACAATTGAAAAAGAAGAATTCACGTTGGCATATAGCAAAGTTGCCCGTATGCTCGTGGAAAGTTTGTTTAATTTTTAATTTTTGGAAAATGTTAAATGTAAAAATCAAGCCTGAAAGAATCAATTTTCAGAAACCAGTAAAAGGAAGTAAAGATGCAGCGTGTTGGGATGTTTATGCTTCCAAAATTGAAGAAAAGCCAGATGGGTTGGTGATTGTTTATTTAGGGTTCAGTACTGAAATCCCTGTTGGCTATAAGGGTGTTATCGTAGCCCGTTCCAATATCACTAAATATGGCTGGTGTATTCCTAATGCTCCTGGACAAATTGATCCAGATTTCCGCAATGAGTGGCAAGTTAGATTCCGCAGATTGCCTATGTTCCGTGAAAAAGAATTAGTGGGGAATCCACGTTGTAAAAACGGGGAAGGGGAATTGTATTCCAAAACTCAAGATTTCTTAGAGATGCATTCGTTCCCTTATAAGCAAGGTGAAAGGGTTGCCCAAATCTACTTTGAAAAAGAAGAAGAAGTTGTTTGGCAAGAAGTTAAAGAAACCAATGATACCGAGCGTGGCTTGGGTGGCTTTGAAAGCACTGGGAGATCATAATCTTATTTAAATTCATTATAAATAGGTGTTCTAGAGGGGGAAATCTCCCCTTTTATTTTGTAGATAAAAATCTAAAGATTAATTTTGAATCATCAAGAAGTCAAATTTTAATCTAAAAAATAGAAAAAATGGGCGTAAGCGTAAAAGATGTATTGAAAAGAAAATACAAGAAACTGAAAGATGATGAGATCATCGATATGTTATCAACTGAGTTGAAAGAAGAAGAACGTGAAGTTCTTTTGGAACTTGCTAAGAAAAGGAAAATCATTAATGATATTCCGGAATCTACTGAGGAAGTTGAAGAAATTCCTTATGAAAAACCTGACGCTAAATTGGTGAAAAAGGCTGTGAAAATTTTTGATGATTTTGCCGAAAATCAGGAAACTGATCTTTACGGTAAGGCAGCGGAGATCATTAAAGATCGTGAAATTTCTGAACTTTCTAAGCATGAAGTTGAAGCGATTATTGCTTTGAAACCTGCTACAAAACGTAAAAAGGCTCCAGCAAAGGCAAAAACTGAAAAACCTGAAAAAGCGGAGAAAAGTGAAAAGGCTGCTAAATCCGGAAAGGGAAAAGGCAAGGAGAAAGAAAAGGTTGAAGAGCCTAAAGCTGAAGAAAAAGTAGAAAAGCCTGAAAAAACGGAAAAGAAAGAAAAAGCTGTTTCGTTTAAAGCCTTTAAGGATCTTGCCATGAAAGCGGAAAACGTGAACGATTTTTATGAAGCCGTTAAGGAAATGAAAGATGTTCCTAAGAAAACTGTCGATAAGTTTTATAAGAAGTACGGTCAGGATGGTAAATTGGCGGAGTTTGAAGCCCTTAAAGTTTTCTATGATGAAACTATGGAAAAGAAAGAAAAGGCTAAAACAAGCAGCAAGCGTAAGCCATTTGTGGAGCTTGATGAATCTGCTGAGGTTAAAGGTTTGAAACTTGGTTCAAAAGTTTCTTTCAAAGCTCACCACCTTTCTAAAAAAGCAGGTGAACAAATTAAGGGTAAAGTTACCCGTATCATCATTGCTAATCGTGATAGCAAGGAGTACATCAAAATTGAAACCAAAAATGATGGTGAATTCCACAAGAGAGCGAATTCTGTAGAAATATTATAAAAAGTTTCTATGTATAATAATCGTATTGTCATTGATTTAGATGACACAATATCCGTTACATTTGATAGGGACTGGGAAAATTCAACCCCAGTCCTTCCTGTCATTGGAAAAATTAATCAACTGTATGATTTAGGTTGGGAGATTTGCATTGTTACTGCAAGGGGTCAATTAAGTTGTAAAGGAGATTCAAAAAAAGCCGATGATAAATACCGTACTCAAATTGAAACTTGGCTCAAGAAACACGGAGTCAAATACACTTCTTTATCATTTGAGAAAGTATTAGCCACATATTATGTTGATGATAAATCATTGTCACCTGAGGATTTCACAAAATTGAATGTTGTGGGATTACAGGGGGGATTGTCTGGCGCCAAAATTGAAAAGGTGGGGGATAAGGTTTACAAGACACATAAAAACTCTCTTCAGGCTGTTAAATGGTATTCCATAATTGAAAACTATGATATTCGTATTCCTAAAATACATAGTATTATTGGGGATACTATTTGCATGGAATATATAGAGGATTGCCCAATAAAGCAACCCCATTTCCCTAGCCTTACAAAAGCCATTGATATTTTTTCTGGGATTAAGGTGAAAGGGGTTCCGTTTGATAATTATATTGAGCGTATCCATAAGCATGCGGAATATCATGGTGAGTTTTCTGAGATAGTTGACGAATTGGTTTTACATTCAAAATTTTATGAGGAGTTTTCTTCATTTTGTCATGGGGATTTTTCTATTGATAACATTTTAATCGATAGGAAAGGTTCCCATTATTTGATTGACCCAATTTATGAAGAAGATTCATGGAGTTCATGGCTTTTGGATGTTTCTAAATTGGCTCATTCTTATAGAAGGTATGATAAAGTTGATACCCTTTGGAATATTTATGAGCATTATAGGCATAAGGTAGACTGGAATCATCTTAAACTATTAGAAATAACTCAATGGATCAGGGTGCTAAAATACCTTAAAGACCAGAGGGAGATAAACAGATTTAGAAACACAATAGACGTTATGATGTATGAATATTTTGGTAGAAATAGAAAACCTAAAACTAAATGGTTCTAAAATAGGCTTCACTGCAAGCTCTTTTGATTTGATGCATCCTGGACATATCGCAATGTTATCAGAAGCAAAATCAAAATGTGATTACTTGATAGTGGGGTTGTTGACAGACCCAACAATTTCTAGGTACGGTTCAAAAAATAAGCCTGTCCAAACTACTTTTGAAAGGTTCATTCAGGCTCAAGCTTTAGGCTGTGTTGATTTCATAATCCCATTTGATACCGAAGAAGATTTGGAGCAAATGTTGAAATTGATAATGCCTGACATTCGGTTCGTTGGTGAGGAGTATAAAGATAAAGATCACACGGGTAAAAATATCGATGGGATTGAAATCTTTTACAATAAGCGAAAGCATAATTATAGTTCTTCAGAATTAAGGGGGAGGTTAAAATGAAAAGATATAAAATAGCATATATGGTGCATCGTGGGGATACCAATGGAGGATTCCCACAGCACACGGAAACTATTATCCATGCCTTAAAGGAATTAGGGCATCAGGTTAAATTCTTCTATCTGGATTATTGCGTTGGGGATAAAGCTTCTTTTATGGCTAAGAAAGTAGAACTTTTCCAGAATGGAGAGCTGATGCGTCAGGGTCATGAATTGCAAATCACCAAAGGGATAGGGACAGGGGAGTTTTACGATTCTGAAAAGGGTTGGTTTTGTCCAGTAACTCCATATAAAAATATGGATGATAAAAAGAAGCTGAAAGCAGAGTTGGAAGAATACGACGCTGTATTTTGGCATACTCCATTTTGGTTCAAACAAAAGCCTACATTAATGGATACGGATTGGCCAATGTTATTGGATTTGGAAAACCCAGTAAATATTGGAATGGTTCACGATGCTAATTTAAGGGCAAATGGGGCGTGGCAGTATTTTATAAGCAAATACTTTGACAAAATAATTACAGTCCATTTTGCTTCCTACAATTCAGCCTCAGTGCTACCTGTAAAACGTACCTTGATATTCAATCCTCAGGATTTATCAAAAGTGGATGAATCCCATACTAATTTCAAGAATATCAAGAAAACGGGGAAGATATTCTCACTCCAGAATTGGAAGGGTAGCAAGCATGTTGATGATTTGATTCGTGCAGTACCTTACTTTTCAAAGAAGGTGAAAACAGTCGTTGCAGGGGATGGGATTGAAGCCCGTTATATGTTTGGCTCCAAGGAAAAGATGAAACCTCAGTATTATTGTACTAAGGCTAAGGATCCGGATTTGCCTGAAAAATTAGAGGGTAAATTGACAATTGCTGAAAGGGCTCAGGAAACTGGACGATTTGAAAAATTGTTTTGGCTTGATTCAGATAATCGTGATAAACAAATGTCTGAAGCTGCTTTCTTTATTGATACAGCTTGGTATAGTGTGAATAAAGAATTGGGAAGCCACTTTTCTAGAACGTTAATTGAAGCCATGATGGCAGGTTGTGTACCTATCGCCAGAAACTTTGGATTAAGTGATAATGCGGAAGGGTTGGGTGAGTTATTTAAATCCAATATAAATTACATAATGATCCCCCATGATGCAACCCCTGCTGAATTCGCTGAAATTGTTAACAATGCGTTCAAAATGGACAAGAAAGAGTACAAGCGTATTGTAAAAAACAATTATAAACTCTTGGAAAATTTTTGTATGCTTAATGTAGCAAAGCAATATATCAAGTTAATAGAAGATAAAAAGACTGGATTCTTTGATAAATATGAAGTTGGTGAACCGACTGAGGAGTTTATCAAAAAGGCTGAATTGCAATGGTTCGGTACTGGAGATAAAAGGACTTTTAACTTCAAAAAAGAAGAAAGCATGGTTGAAGAAACCCCAGAGGATAAAAAGCCTAAAAAAGAAAAGGCTGAAAAACCTAAAAATGAAGAGGGCAAAAAGGAAAAGAAGTCAAAGTCCCCAAAACCAAAAGGGAAATGTGAGTTCACCCCTAATGAGAATTTCAAATATTATTTCTATTGGATTAGTGAGCGAATGAAAATATTCTGGGAACGGAATAAGGGTGAGGAAGCTCCTTGGACTGAGGATAAGATTTTGAATGATCATAAATTTACCAACGTTTATCGCTGCTTGGATCGTACAAGCCAATATTTGATAAAGCATATTATCAACGATACGAAGAAACGTTCCAAAGAAGAATTGTTTTGGAGAATATTATTATTCAAACATTTCAATTCTCCTGATACTTGGATAGCCTTAGAAAAGAAATTCGGGGATATTACCTTAGAAACTAAGGTGAAGAAAATTATTAAGTTCCTTGAAAAGTACAAGAATGAAGGGAATACCATTTACAGTAATGCTTATATGATGACAGCTTCCTTTATGAAGAAGCCAGAATTCATGAAAAAGTATAAAATGGGGGATTCAAGGAGTAAGCATGAAGCCTATCTTAAAATGCTTTGGAATGTCTTTATTGAGGAAGGGCTTGCAAAGAAAATTATTAAAAGTAAATCTTTGGAAGAGGTACAAGGTAAATTTAAGGAGGTTATTACTATTGGTGATTTCTTAGCGATGCAATATACCATTGATATCAATTACAGTAAGTTGATTGATTTTAGTGAAAACGATTTTATCGTTGCAGGTCCTGGGGCTATACGTGGAATTGACCGTACATTCGATATTGAGAGTGCTCCAGATTATCAAAAGATCATCAAGTGGGTTCACAAGAACTTTGATAAGCTGGCTAACGAATACGGGTATAAATTTAAGCCCCTCCCAAAACGTGCCTTGACTTTAATTGATTTGCAGAATTGCTTCTGTGAAACGGATAAATATTTGAGAGGGCGTGGTATCGATAATCCTAAAAAGGAAGTCGGTGGAAAACGCATCAAACAAGTATTCACTCAAAACACAGATAAAATTGAATATGTACTTCCCGAGAAGTGGGAAATAAAATTGTAATTATATGTATATTTTTGAAAACTTGAATTCGGCTTTAGTTGGGATGTGTTCTAACTTACTGGAGTATGGGGAAACAAGGGAAACAAGGGGGCATCATTGCGTTGAGATACCTTATCCCGTTTTAATCTGTATTAACAACCCGACTGACAGGTATGTGACTATCCCTGAAAGAAAATGGAATAAGGTCTTGCCGTTTGCGGAAAGCCTTTGGTTGGCGTTGGGGTTAAATGATTTGGATGAATTGCCAGGAAATTATGTGAAGAATTTGTATAATTTTTCAGATAATGGTAGAACGTGGCGTGCAGGTTATGGTCCGAGAATGAGATACTTTAGTGGGCATGGTTCTGATTATGATATTAGTAAACGTGATGAGGCTAAAGTTTACTCTGGGGATATTAACCATACTGACCAGTTGAAGTTTGTTATTGATACTTTAAATAGGGATATCAATAGCCGACAAGCTATCATTACAATCCATGACCCTGCAAAGGATGACTTTGATCGTGATGGTGGGCTAAAGGTTACAAAAGACCAACCTTGCACACGTAGCATCCATTTCCAAGTAAATACCAAGGGGGAATTGGATTGCATCGTTGACATCCGTTCTAACGATGTTTTGTGGGGATTCTCAGCGGTTAACGTCATTAACTTTGCTATCATGCAAGAATACGTTGCTAATATTATGGGGCTGCCTATTGGTAAATATTATCATTTTGCCCATAATTTCCATTATTATGAAGATTTTGAAAGTAGAGTAGTTGAGCTGAGAGATGTTGGGTTTTCTGACCCTAATTACCATAAAGAAAGTGTTAAGTTCCAATATAAGGATCCGATTGGGGACCTTGAGAACTTTGATTTCCTATTGGATTTATTGTTTGATTATGAGAAATCACTTCGTGAGGGATATTCGTTGCCTTGTGATTTAGGTAATGATATGTTCAATGACTGGGCTAAAGTGTTCTATAACTATTGGACTAAGCAGCCAGTGTATTTTGAAAATCCACATTTAAATAAATTGTTTAATATTTAATTCGTAAATGGCATTAAATGACTATCGATATAAGTATATTTATGCAACATTTAATTTAGTGAATGGTAAATTTTATGTCGGTAGCCATATGTCCAATAAAGATCCTAATTCTGATAAATACCTTGGCTCTGGTGTTAGGATTAAATACGCCATAAGGAAATATGGTAGGGTTAATTTCAAAAGGGAAATTATTGAATTTTACCACGGAGAAGATATTGAAGAATTTAGGGATTTAGAAACTTATTGGATAAATTCTTTAGAAGCCGTAACATTAGGGTATAATCTAAAAGAATCAGCTAATTCCCCTTATACTGAAGGTAAAAGTGTTGGGGATAAAATAGCAAAAACATTGAGGGGTGTCCCAAAATCAGAATCCCATAAACGGAACCTTAGTAAAAGTAAACAAGGTTCAAAGCCATGGAATTTAGGGGTCCCATGTAGGGAAGAAGTGAAAAAGAAGATACAAGCCACTTCTAAGAAAAGGGTCATCCCTAGGGAACATATTGAGAAAATGCATAAAGCTGTTACAGGTGTTCCGAAGAGTAAAAGGTTCAAGAAAATTATATCTGATTCTTGGAAGAATAGGGAGGAAATAAAATGCCCTCATTGTGGGTTAAAAAGTAAAAGTTTAGGTAACATGAATCGTTACCATTTTAATAATTGTAAATCAAAATCGTAAAATTATGCTAAGCATTGGTTATTATCGTAAAATGAAAAGGGTTAAAAGGCTCGGGCTATCATTCATCCATAGGGAGTATTCGCTATTGGAGCACCAATATATGGTAGGTATGTTGTTTAAGTATTTTGCATCAAAGGAAAATGTCCCTTATGATATTCACGTTTGGGATTTAGTTCTTCACCACGATGCATTGGAAGTCGAAACAACAGATTTAATTTCAACCGTGAAAAAACTTTCCAAGAAAACTCAAGAAGCTTGGGAAGTCATTGAGGAGGAAGTTATCAACAAACATTTCCAGTTAGAAAAATACAGTGATAAAAGATTTAAGGAAGGCATGACACCCCTCCAGCATAAGCTGTTTAAAGCTTGTGATTATCTTGACTTGTGGATTTTTATCAAGGAAGAAGTAGCCATCGGAAACAAATCAAAAGATATTTTGGAAATCCTAGGGCGGTGTGACGAAATGATAGGCACGGATTTCCTACATATCCGTAAATTCATGGAGGGATTTAAATGCTAAATGTATGGGTATATTTAGGAGTAAATGGGTCTGGAAAAGACTTTCAGGCTAAATTGAAATCTGAGGAGTTAAAGGTTTTACCTTTTGATTTTAGTGATGGAGTTCGGGAATACACGTTTGCTTTCCTGGGTTGGACTCCCCCCAATAAAGATGATTATGAGGCTTGGAAATCAGGTCAATCAACTATGTTTATGCCAGAGGGGCTGAGTGCCTATTCCATAAAAATGCGCAAGGGGCGTGAGTTCTTAGATAATGTTGGCAAAAAGATGAGGGATTTTGACCCTGATTTTTGGGCAAAACATACCGTAAGTAAAGCCACTGAATATTATCAACAGGGGGTGGAGAATATTATCTTTTCTTCTTGTAGGTATATAAATGAAGCAAAAGCAATTTTAGATTTCGTTTATAGTGCAGGTGGGGATGATGCAAATGTTAATTTCATATTCTGTGATTACCAATCAACGAAATATGATGACACTTACAGGGAATATCAAGAATTAGCCTTAATCCTTAGAGATATGGGGGCTGGTGACCTTGAGAAAGTTAACGAAAAAATTTATTATTTAATTGCCAATTATGAAAAAGTTGCTCAAGTTTTTAGAAGCGAATCGGATAGAGCATAAACAGCATAACAAGAAGATGGTGATTATCGGTGGGGAGAAATTTGAACTGATAAAACCAGACGATGATGGGAAGATTTTCACCCCTTCTTTTACACTGATGGCTGATTCAACTAAGGCTGAAAATTATGTGTTTTCATTTGGTGGCAATTACTACTTTACACCCGAAGGCACGGAAGATGACCCCAAGCTTAACAACCTACGCTATTACGGGAAATGTTCTGAAAAACAAAAGAATAAATCCTTCTTAGGTGTTAGGGGTGGATTTGAGATCCTTAACGGCTCAGGGCAATATAAAGATTGGGTTAAGAAAGCTAAATTTTTAGGTCTTGAAACTTTAGGTATTTGTGAGAAAAATACTTTGGCAGGTGCCTTGAAGTTCCAGAGTGCCTGTAAAAGTGGTGGAATTGAATCTATTATTGGTGAAACTGTTACTGTATTCCGGAAATCAGAAGATTTAAGGTATGATTTGAAATTATACGTTAAAAATGAAAAGGGGTATCGGAATCTCTTACTTATAAATAAAAAAATCAATGTTGATGAATTGTCATTTATAAAGGAAGAGGATCTATTCAAAATGTTGGATGGGTTATACATTGTCCTTGACCCAAAATCATTGCCATATGAAAAGGTATTCCCAATTGATCTTGATAATGATGTGTTTTACCAAATTGACCCTGTAATATGGGAAGACAATGAAGTTGATAAAACTTATTTGGAAAACCTAAAGCAATATGTGCTTGAAAAAAGATTTAAGCCAATTGCAATTTGGGATGCTTTCTATTTAGAAAAGGATCATAATCACATCAAACAAATCCTAAACGGGATAGCGAAGAAATTCGAATATATTTCAAAGGATCAATGGTTCAAGACTTGGGGGGAATATGAAAGCGGTTGCTCAGATATTTTCTCTGAAGAGCGTATTGGGATACTGAAGAAAGCCAAGAAGAATTTGGAATTAGTTGCGAGCGTTTGCAAGAATTTTAATATACCTACTGGGGAACGTCATTTGCCTAAATACAAAATGACCAAAAAAGAGGCTAAAAAGTATAAAACAAATAAGGATCTTTTCTGGGGATTGGTTGAAGATGGGTTGAAGCGTAAAACCCCAAAAGGTAAAAAGAAAGAATACCTAAAGCGTGTTGAAATAGAATGGGATGTTATTGAATATGGGGATGTAATGGATTATTTCTTAATTCTATATGATATCATCAAGTGGTGCCGCAAAAAGAATATACTCGTGGGTATTGGTCGTGGTTCTGCTGGAGGTTCTTTAGTATCTTATCTATTGGATATTACTCAGCTTGACCCAATTGAATACGGGTTACTTTTTGAGAGATTTTTGAATAAAGGTCGTATTGAAAAGTCACTACCCGATATTGATGTGGATTTCCCTGCTAAGAAACGTGGGCTGATTAAAGCCTATATTGAGAAACGATACGGGCATGATCAGGTTTGTTCAGTAGGCACTTACACCGCATTACAGTTGAGGGCTGCCTTAAAGGATATTGCGAGGCAGTATTCAATCCCGTTTGATGAAACAAATAGGGTTACTGCTTATCTTGAAGGTTGCAAATCACTGGAAGATATTTTCCGGAAATCAGCTTCGGATAAATTTGTTTACACTTTTGTTAGCAAATATCCGTATGTGATAAACGATATCCCATTAGTTTTAGGGCAACCAAAAGCTAAATCAATCCACGCTTGTGCCATGATGGTATTCCCGAAAGAGAAAACCATGTACGAGTGGGCTCCTGTTAGGGAACAGGACGGACAAATAGTAAGTGAGTGGGAAGGTAATGAGTTGGATGAAGCAGGATTCCTTAAAGAGGATATTTTGGGGGTTAAACAGTTAGATAAATATGAGGATATTTTGGAATCCATCAAAAAGGTGGAAGGCAAAGAAATTGACTTGTATTCATTAAAGCTTAATCACGATAAATGCTATAAGTATTTCCAGAAGGGGTGGAATGGTGATGTATTCCACTTTGGTAGTCGGGGATTGACAGGGTACTGTAAGGAATTACTCCCTGAAGATATTAATGATTTGATTGCTGGAATCTCCCTTTATCGTCCTGGAGCGATGGAGAATAACTTCCATAACGAATATGTCCTACGTAAAAATGGGGATCGTGAGGTAGAATATTTTGTCGGTTCTGAGGAAATCCTTAAAGATACTTATGGGGTATTTGTTTATCAGGAGCAGATTATGAAGCTTTGTCAGGTTTTAGGTGGATTATCCCTTGTAGAAGCGGATGATGTACGTAAAGCGATGGTAAAGAAAAAGTATGAAGCACTCCAGCAGTATAAAGTTAGATTTATCCCACATTATGTGAAAGAATTTGGGGTATCTAAACAATATGCCGAAGGAGTTTGGGAGGCTATTGATAAAGCTGCAACTTATCTGTTCAATAAATCCCATGCATCTGCTTATTCCATTACAGGATACTGGGGGCAATACCTCAAAGTATTTTACCCTGTACACTATTGGAAAACAGCTATTAATTATGCTGATGAAGATCAATTCCCTCATTACATTAATGAAGTCCATAAAACAGGTGATATAGAAATCAAGCCACCTGATATAAATGAATCCGGAGAAGGGGTAACTGCTGATTTCAAAGCAAATAAAATTTACTGGTCAATAGGTGGTATCAAAAATGTTGGGGGAACAGCCCTTCATCAAATAATTGAAGACCGAAAAAAGAGCGGTGAATACTTTGATTTGAAGGAATTCTATTCACGCCATAAGTTTACTGGGACTAAGGTAAACAAGCGTACAATCGAATGCTTAATTTTATCTGGTGCTTTTGATCAGGTTTGTGATATTGATTTACCTAAAAGGAGATTTAAATTAATTGAAGAATTTAGGGAGATTGGTAAGATCAAAATTGATGATGAGAAAGATCTTTTCTCTGCCAATAAATCTATGTTAAAAGATAACCAATGGTGGGTATTCCAACAGAAGTTGTTATCCGGAATTGCTTATTTTGATTATAAGGATCTTTGTGGTAGGTTAGAAGTGGAAGGGTATAAATTCATGAACCCAGAAAAGTTCATGAGGGAAAACTCAGCTGGCAAAGATGCCAGAATTGGGGGGTACATTTCCGAAATTAAGCTACGTAAGAATCAGAAAGGGCAATGGGCTTCCATAGTTCTGGAAAGTAATTACGAATTCATTAGGGTTCAGATTTGGCCAGAGCAATTCTCTAGGTTAGAGGGTAGGATTCACTCTAAATCTAAGGCTGTTATTGTTTTAAATGGCAAAATTAAGTTTGATGAAAAGTATTCTAAGGAAAATAATCTACAAACCACCGAAGATACTGAATTCTTAGTTTTAGAATAGTCTTATTTAAAATTGTTATAAATAAGGGTTAAAATGCCTTTTACGTTTAATTTTTAAGTAATTTTAAAATGGCGAAAGATAAAGATAAGAAGAAGAATAAGAAGAATCGTGATGTAGATAATGACTCGAAGAATATTACAGTATTCATAAACGATAAACCAATTGTTTTAAGGTATAAAGAATTTCAAGACGAAATTGATGTTGATGAGATTACCAAAATTCAATATGAGAATATCTATGGTGAAAGTGTTACGGTTGCAGTGTTGATGAATCAGGTTGGGGCTTTGAAAGCAGAAGCAGAACATGAGTATGGTTTGAAAAAGTTAGAATTTGAAATTTTCGAAGCCGACCTGAAAAAAAGATTCCGCAGGGAAGCAAGCCAAAACGCTGGTAAAATAAAGATGGAAGGGGAACTTGTAAAGTTAACTGAATCAGCTTTGATTGACGCTGTAACCCTTGATGAAGGGTGGCAGGTTAAAAAGAAGAATAAATACAGGGCTAAAAGGAACCTTGATGTTGTTGAATCTCTAATGTGGGCTGTAAATAGTAAGGATAAGAAATTGAATAACTTAGTAAAAGCAGTAACTCCGGAAGAATTCTATGATCAAATTGTTGAAGGTAGGGTGAACGGTATATTGATAAAGAAAAGAAAAAGTTTAACTGGAAAATAATTTTAAAATTATGGGAAAAGGTAAAGACAAAAAGGAAAAGAAAAAATTCCAAGGGGCTAAACGCTCTGCACAAAAAGCAGTTGTTGCTGATGCCGAAAGTAAGAATATCCACATTGGTGGAGGGGGAGGCTATGTTTCCTTCCATAGTGTTGATGAGGGTAAGAACATTTTTAGAATGGCACCGCCCCATAATCCTGACCACCCTAGTTATGAAGCTTGCCGAACCACTATGCTGGATTGTGAAGTTGAAGTTCGTGACAAGGAAGGTAATCCAACGGGGGAAAAGGAAATTAAGCGTAAAAAGATTTACGTTGCTACTCAGCACTTAGATGGAGCCGAAATCGACCCAACTGAACTTTACATTAAGTATGTGAGCGAATATGCTAATGAAGCATACGATGATAAAGAAGAAAGGAAGAAATACTTGAAGCACATTACTGGGTATAAAGGTCCGGATAAGAAATGGGTTTGGGGTATTATCCCAGGAACTTCTTATGTTGGTTATGCTTGGAAAAAGGGGGTTCTTGGTAGAATTGACCTTTGGAAGAAATGGACTGACGAAATGGAGAAGGAAGCAGCCAATTTAGATAGTGATGATACTATCATTGTAGATCCATTCTCTGATCCAGAAGAAGGGTATCCATTAAGCATTGAAAAGGCTAAAAATGATAAGGGTAAATTTGAATACACTGTCAAGGCTGTAATTCCTGGAAAGAAAGAATCTTGGGAGGATTTCTTTGAAAGTAATGCACTTACTGATAAAATGTCAGAAGAATTGGCAGCGGTGGATTCATTGCATGATATGTACACCAATAATTACACCATGCGTGATTTCGATTTAGCTTTGGATGGGTTGAAACGTTTTGATAAAAAGCATGGCTATGATGTCTTTAAAAATGAAGATTTCCTTGAAGAGCTTGCTGAATTCAAAAAGACCGTACCTGTGAAGGATGATTCTGAAAAGTCTGATTCTGAAAAGTCTGGTAAAAAAGACAAAAAAGAAAAGAAGGACAAAAAAGATAAATCTGAAAAAGAGGGGAAATCTGAGGAGTCTGAAAAGTCTGAAAAGAAAGACAAAAAGGGCAAAAAGGATAAAAAAGAAAAGAAAGACAAGAAGAATAAGAAAGATAAATAATTCCTCTAGTTTTAATTTTGTTCCAATTCGTGAGGGGGGAGGGTGACCTCCCTCTATTTTAAATTGTAAAATATGTCAGCATTAACGATAATATCAACAGATTGGCATTTAAAACCCGAAAATCTAGAAGAGATTATAGATTTAGTCCGCCAAAAATGCAAGCTAGCAAAAAAGCTAGGGATTAAAGATATATTCTGTCTCGGTGATGTTTTTGATAGCCGTATTGCCCAAAGGCAATCTGTGTTGAAAGCATTTGAGCGTATCCTCGGGATAATTGAGGAATACGGGTTGGTATTCCATTTGATCCCAGGAAATCACGACAAAACGGTTTACCCTTCCATGGACTCATTTCTAGATGCGTTCAAAACATACCCTTGCCTAAGATTATATCGCAAACACTCAATAGTGAAATTAGGTAAATTCAATTTCCATTTAATCCCATTCTTTGAAGAAAAAGTTTGGTTAGAAATATTCCACGGAATTGAAAAGGGTGGTAAAAATGATATCCTATTATCACACATGGCTGTAGAAGGCTCAAGGAACAATGATGGTTCTTTAGTTTCCTCAGGATTAACTCCTAAAATGTTTGAAAATTGGCTCATGGTGCTGTTAGGGCATTATCATGATGAACAACAAATTGGAAAGAATATTTTCCATATCCCTTCCATAAAGCAAAATAATTATGGGGAGGACGAAAACAAGGGATTTACTGTCCTAAATAGTGATGGGAGCTATGAAGTATTCAAAAGTAATTACAAAGCCTTTAAACGTCTTAAAATTAACATTGACGAAACTCCACAAAAGGAGCTTGAAAAATTAGTAAAAACTTATTCTAAAAATGAGGATAGAATTAGATTTGAATTTACAGGGGATTCCACTAAGCTGAAAGCCTTAGATAAATCTAAATTCAATAAACATGGTATTGAAATCAAGACAAAAGTAAAAGAAATTGAAGAATCCATTGTAGAATGTGAGAAGCAGGATGTCAAAATCCATAACCAGTCTACAATTATGAGTGAATTCAAAAAGTATCATGAAATCAAATCTGATTTTAACTTAAAACTCGGGACTAAATATTTAAAAGAGCATTTCAATGGCGAAGAAAAATAAGAAAAAAGATAAAGGTGGACAAAGTTATACCGAAGATTTAAAACGAGCCATCAGTGAGATCGATAAAAGATTCGGGGAAGGTTCTATTATGAATCTCCAAGAAGGGGCAGCAAATGTAGCCCGTGTGTCCAGTGGGTCAATTGCTTTGGATATAGCACTTGGTGGGGGATTCCCTAAAGGTAGAATTATTGAAATATACGGTCCGGAATCATCAGGGAAAACAACCCTAGCATTACACCTGACTAAAGAGGTGCAGAAAGCAGGGGGAGTAGCAGCATTGATTGATGTTGAAAATGCTTTTGACCCTGAATATGCTGAAGACGGAATTGGGGTGGATATTTCTCCAGATAAATTCTTGATATCTCAACCAGAATGTGGTGAAGATGCTTTGGAAATTACTAATACTTTAATTGAATCAGGAGGGATTGATCTTGCCATTATTGACTCGGTAGCTGCATTGACCCCTAGGGCAGAATTAGATGGGGACTTTGGTGAATCCAAAATGGGGTTGCAAGCCCGTATGATGTCTCAGGCTATGCGTAAATTGGTAAGTAAAATTAAACAGTCAGAATGTACGGTTATTTTCATCAACCAATTACGTGATAAAATTGGGGTAATGTTTGGTAATCCGGAAACAACTACTGGTGGGAATGCTTTGAAATTCTATGCTTCTGTACGTTTAGATATTCGTAGGGTAGGGCAAATCAAAGATGGTGAAGAAGTTATTGGGAACCGTACCCGTGTAAAAGTTGTTAAAAATAAAGTTGCACCACCTTTCCGGAAAGCTGAATTTGATATTCGATACGGGGAAGGGATTGATTATATTAAAGAGATAATGGATTTTGCGGTGGAATTTGATATAATCAAAAAGTCAGGCTCTTGGTTTTCATACGATGAAACTAAACTGGGGCAAGGTGAAGCAAACGTTCGTAATTTACTGGAAGATAATTTTGAGCTTCTAGAAGAGATTGAAAAGAAAGTTATCAAAAAATTGAATAAATCGTAAGATGTTTATAGAATCGTTAATAGCAAGCAATTTTTTATCATTAGGGGGAGTTGATTATACTTTTAAGGATATCGCAACCCTGATACAAGGGGAGAACCTTGAGGATGATGATCAAGAAAGTAATGGGTCAGGCAAAAGTGCTTTCTTAGTCTTGTTAAAATATGCCATTTACGGGATAACTCCTAAAGATAAACTTTTAAAAGAATTGATTAAATTCGGGGAGGAGTTAACTGAAACGAAAGTGATAATTAATTGCCCGATACGAAAGCAGAAATTGGTTATTTCAAGGGAAATAAGGTTAAAGGGTTCTGCCAAATTAACGATAGACTCAATAGGGGGTAAAAGTCCAGAATTCTCTACAGTTCCAGATGGGAACAAAGAAATCATAAAATGGATAGGGATATCCAAGGAGGATTTTGAGAATTTCTATGTTATCGATGGGGAATCCTATACTTCATTCATAACAGCTCCAAATGCGGAAAAGATTGATTTTATTAGCCGTTTCAGTAATAGCAAAATAATCCATGGGGTTTGGGATTTACCTAAAAAAGAAGCTTTGGAGCTTGAGGGGACTCTCAATACTGTAAACGAAGATAAAATTAAATCTGAATCTAGGCTTGAGGTTTATAAAGATCAATTAAGGGAAGAAAAATCTAGGGATATTGATAAGGAGAAAGAAGAAGAAATCTCCAAGAAAAAAGTGGAGATTGCTGGACATAAGGCTGCAATAAAAATCCTTGAAGATGAAAAAGAAAGCTGGGGCGGTGATGTTGAAAAATTAACTGATAAAGTCACCTCAGCAAAAGAAATATTCGATGAACTTTCCTTAAAACTTGATAATTTTAAATCCAGTGACCTTGGGGATAAAAAGAAGAAACTATTTGATAAGCAGCAAAAGGCTAATTCTAAAAAATCTAAAGCCTTTAGGAAGGAAATGGAATTAGGCAACGAAAAAAGTGCTTTATCAAATGAACTTGAGGAGATAAACAATATTCTTGCTGGATTAATTACCTGCCCTAAATGTAGCCATCAGTTTAAAATTGATGAGGATGTTGATGTTAAGGAGCTCAAGTCCAAGAAAAAGAAATTAAAGAAAAGTGTAGAGGGGAAGGAAAAGGAGATTGCAGATGCCATTGCTGATGTCGATACCTTAAAAGGTAAAGTTGAATCCATAACTAGCAAAATTGATAAGATTGAAACTAAACAGGATAAGGATCGCAAAAAGAAAGATTCTATTCGTAGTAAAATGGAAAAGGCTAGTAGTAAGTTATCAGATTTAAAGCAGGAATTGGTAGAAGCTGAGGGGGAAATCACGGATTGTGATAACAAAATAAAATCCTCTAAAAAGGTGATTGGAAATTTAGAGGATACTATCAAGTCGATTAAAGCTTCTAAACGTAGCAATCAAAAAGAAATTGATGCTATCGAAGCTAAAATTGAAAAGGAGAAAAAAGAATTCAAAAGGCTTAAAAAGGAAGCTAATAAAATTGAAAATAGTATATTTGAAGTAAAGGCTGTCGAGAATGAATTAAAGAAGTTTTATTCACATCTTGCAAATCAGTTCATTAAGGTGATTCAGGGTTATGTGAATAAAAATCTTAAGGATATGGGGAGTGATCTCCAAATATCATGGGAGGGCTACAAAGTAAACGGTGATGGCAACCTAAGTGAAAAAATTACCCCGTATATCACTCGTGGTGGAAGGGTAAGGTCTTGGGGCTCCTTTAGTAAGGGGGAACGTCAACGTATGCAGTATGCTAACATTCTCGCCAACCAAGAAATATTAAACTCTACTAATGAGTGGGGAGGGCTTAATTTCCTTTTCACTGATGAAGTAACCGAAGGGACTGATGCCAAGGGGATAGGCAAATTGATGAAATCATTAGCTCGCAAAAACTTCCCTATTTTTGTTACAACCCATGTAACGGATAGGAACGTCCATTCGAATATAATGGTGATCCAAAAGGATCAATTTGGAACAAGTAAAATTTTATAACATGGCTAAACCAAAACCAATAATTGCGATTACCATCCCCCACTATATGGCTCAGGAGGGTGTTGATAAGATCTCAAAAAGTGTTAAAGAAACAGTGAAGGAAGAATATCATGTATTTATCATTACGAATAACAGTGATGAAATAAACTTCCAAGTCTTTTATGAAAAAGACTTCAACGAGGTAAAGTACAAAGAGTTGAAAACAATAATTAAGGAATTATGCAAAAGGTAAAATTAGAAATTGAACAGCTTGATGATGCTGTTTATAAGGGCATATGCTTCCAATATGGGATGAATGTTACTATGGCTTCCCCTGAATTGCTTGTAGAACAATTGCAAAAGCATATTGAATACAAGGATAAAGATTACTCTGATATGGGGATTTCAGATCTTGGGTCCGGAATTGATTTTTCAGGTGATTGGGTAGAAATTTCTTTATTTGAAAGGAGATTTGGTTTTGTTAAAATTGCCATTACTGGATTTAATAAAGCTTGTGTGGATTTAAGGAAGGTGTTATTTACTGAGGTGACCCCAATATTCATTAAAGAGGAATTAAACAACTTCATGAGACCTGATCATGTAGTTTTAGGGCACTCCGAAAAATTCCGTATCGTAAAAACAGGGGAAAAGATTCCTTTTTATGAAGCAACCGTTCATTCAAAAGAAGATGGCACTCATACAATCGATTTTAAGGAAGTTCAAAGTTTAAATGGCAAGTAAATTAGTATATGGTGGAATTGATCCTGGGAAAGCAGGGGTTATTTGTTTGATGTATGAATCAGGTAAGGTGGAACACCACCAAATCCCATTATTGAACAAAGATTACGATCAAGTGGCATTGGCTAACTTCTTCCGGAATTTAAAGGGGGTCTACAGCCGTAAGCGTATTCACTTTGTTCTTGAAGATGTAAATTGTGATCCTAACTGGGGAGCCAAGCAGAATTGGAGTATGGGTGGCTGTATCCATTTATTCAAACAAATATTCGCTTGTTATAGGATTCCTTTCACCTTAGTACACGCTAAGACTTGGCAAAAAGAGATGCATCAGGGAGTGAAACCGATTTTTAAACCACTGACAGCCGTTCAAAAGAAAGCAAATAGGGTTAACGGTGCTAAGGATGTAAAAGCAATGTCAATTGCCGCAGCAATGCGTTTGTTCCCTGATATAGATTTTCGTAAAAGCACTAGATGCAAAAATCTCGATGACAATAAAGTAGATGCCACACTTTTGGCACTCTATGGTAAAAGGCATTTTTAATGAATTTTTATTGTAAAAATGAAGAATGTAAGGAATTTAATAAACCTGTATTTGTAGAACCATCATTATTCGCCTATAACGTTGGGGAAGAAAGGGAGAAACTCATAACCTGTAAGGGATGCGGTGGCAAAATTGTAGCAGAAATTCCTGAAGATAATGGGGAGATAAATGCAAACTATGCTAAGTTTAAATCCCTATCTGATGCGGATAAAAAGAAAGTGATTGGCAAAAGGGCTGAAAAGCACTATCAAAAATTCGCCAAGGATGAAGTTGAATCCAAGAGAAAAGATACTGTTAACGAAATAAAGAAAACATTTTTAAGGGGGTGATATATGTTAAGTAAAAAAGCAACACAAGTAAGGGATATTGCCTTTGATAAGGCAAAAGAATATGCAGCGTTTATTCACCCTAGAAAGATAATTTGTATAACTGGGCTCCCTAACCAAGTAGAGGATGAATACCTATTTGCGGCTGTGGAGAGTTATACAAGTGCCAAACCAAATCAATACTTATACGATAGTGAATTCACTATCAGAATTATTGATAACCTGTTAAATGATTCAAGGGTATTAACAAAAGAAGGCTTTGAAACCTCTTTAGGGAAGATTGACCCTATCATGTTGACTATCCCTTTTGAATCAAAAATTAACTTCTTTATGATCAATTCTGTTATTTAAAATCATTATAAATAATGGGTTTTCTATTGTTTTGTAATCTAAATGGGTTAATTTTGTACAAAAATAAATTCATTTTAAAACAAATTTCTATGGGAGCAGATTTTAAAATTTTGCTTATAGTTGTGTTATCTGTTGTTTTAATAGATTCTATAATTAGGGCAAGTCAAAAACGTAGGAAAGTCAAATTTCAGACTTTAGTGAACCCATATCATTATTCCTTACCTAAAGAAAAGGGAGTATTGGTATTTCATTATGTAGTGATAGCTATTTTAGCAGTATCAATAATAGTAACATTGTTAATATAAAATCGTAAAATGGAGCATTTTTCAACGCTTAAAGAGATAGTCTTGAAAAAGATTACCTTTCGGAATCAATTCAGGTTTAACGAAGTATTAAGGTTAAACACTGATATTCGGATAATAGAGGGTCAATTTGGACATTTAGCAGATAGGCAATTATGCCAAATTGATATGCACATTTATGGGCAAGAGGATAAACAAGTTTATTCTACAACTTATACAGTCCCTGATGGGTGGTTCCAATGCTTTAAGGAAGAAGTATTGAAAGGTAAACGGGGGAGGCTGTTTAAATGGTTCCTCAAAAAGTACCCTATTCAGTATCGAGATCAAAAAAGGGAATTTGAATTCAGCCACAGAGCCTTATTTGATGAATTGATTACCAGTAATCCTACTCACCGCATTGTGATGCAATCTGAGCCAAACGTTACGGCTCATAATTTAGTTTGCAAAACCCCAGCCAAATCAACAAATGAAGTGAAAAGGGATAGGAGATTCCTTAAACATAAATTTGCTACAGAACATGGGATCCATGATGCCCCATTTGTTTGGTGGGAAAGTATGGATCTAAAAGCCCAAGAAGAATTACTTCTTGAAAATGGGTTTGCTCCGGATACCACAGTGGATAGTGATATTATCAAGAAATTATTTAATGATTAAAAATCGGGATAATGGAAAATTATTTAATAGCAAATGGGAAAAGAATTGATTTAACTTCTGAAGAGGTTAGGCAATTAAAAGAGAAGTTGGGGCTCCCTCTCAGTTATGAGGATATCTGTATGGAAATGGATCCTGATAGGATTGCAGATTGGTTTGCGATAAATGAATTTGGGGATGTAGTCCCAATTGAAGAAATGACATTGCCAACTTCAAATATTGCTATGTCGGAAGCCCAATTAGAACAAATTTTAGCGTTGAATAAATTATTCACTATTGCTAAATGTTTGAACAAAAATTGGGAGCCTAGATTAGATTCTCAACAATACAAGTACAAATTGACTTTCCAACCTAATAAAAAACAAAGGTCAGGGGAGAAATGGTACGGGGGATTACATGCCTCAAAGATTCTTACTCAATTTGAATCTACCCCTTATTTCCGGACTAAGCAATTAGCCTATCAGGCAGTTGATATATTAGGCATTGAAGAGACTCTGAAAGCAATGGGGGTTAATAATGGTTGATTTCAAAAAGCATATGAAGAAGAAACAGGAAGAGCTTCGGAATAAAATTCTGAAGGCGAATAAGAAATATCGGAAAGGTAAGCCGATAATGAGTGATTCTGAATTTGATGAACTTCTTGAGGGGTATATCAAGAAATATCCTAATGATAAAAAACTGAAGAAAGTTCTCGGGTATAAAATATCCAGAAAAGAAGAATTATTCGAACAGATGATGTCATTAGATAAACTCAAAAGTTATGAGGCAGCGGTTAGTTGGCTTGAATCTAAAGGGGTTAAACTTTCTGATGCTATCGTAATTTCAGGAAAATTAGATGGAATTTCTTTATTGGTTAAAGAGTACCAGAGGGAAGCATGGACAAGGGGTGATGGATTAGTGGGGCAAAGGTCTCATGAACATTTCAGAGCTATGAATCATAAGGAATCAACGATAAATGATTTAAAGACTTATGGGGAAGCGATAATCTCCCATAGCAATTGGAATAAGCATTTTAAAGGTAAAATTGACCCGATATCTAAAAAGCCTTATAAGGTTCCTCGTAATACGGTGGCAGGATTGTTCAACCGTAATGAACCAGGAGATATGCTCCAATACGTTGACTATGTTAGGTATGGGATAGTTGGCTCCAAAAATGGCAAGGCAATGATTCATTCAGAGCTTGAAGAATTAGGCTTGGATTTTGCACCAATTGAAATGATGCCATTTAGTGCGTTTAAATCATTTGAAGACCCCGTTGCAGAATTAGATGCAATCTATGAAAGGCTTGGGAGTAAATACCAAATAGATGGGCTTGTAATTGATATAAACTCTGTGGATACTAGGGAGAAACTAGGTAGAGAAGAAAACGGAAATCCTGCTTATGCTAGGGCAATAAAATTACCCCATTGGTCGGAACAAGAAGATTCTGATACGGTAATCCGGAAACTACATTTAAAAGTTAGTAAGCAGGGTAAAATTAAGGGGAAAGTAGAATTTGATCCGCTTATTATAGATGGATCAGAAGTAAAACAGGCATCATTCTACAATGCTAAATTCCTAACCCAATTCGTGCTGAATAAAGGTAGGAAAATCAAGGTTAAGAAATCTGGTGATATTATCCCTAAGATAATCGAAGTTGAAGGGGTGAGGGTTCCTATGAAGGAAGACTACACGAAAGGTAAGGATTTCGAAAAGGCTTTAGAAGGAGCTCAAGAAAAAGTCCAAAAAATAGTTGGAATTGAAGAATTTGCTGAATTATCTGATAGCCTTACTGCTTGCCCTTGCTGTGGAACAGTTACCAAATGGGATTCAACCTTAACAGAATTACTTTGTACCAATAAAAAATGCCCTTCAATAAGGCTAATGAAAATAGTCAATTTCTTTGCTAAAATGGAGATTGAAGATTTTGGTGAGCAGGAAATATCTAAACTATATGAAAGGGGTTATGTAAGAATAGAAGATATTCTTAGGATGTCTCTTGAAGATTTCGTAGGTATTGAAGGTTGGGGCAAAAAATCTGCTAAGAAATTACTCAAGCAGTTTGCTGCAATGAGTAATTGCACTGTGCCGTTGGCTAGAATTCTGGATGCTTTAGATTTATTTAAAGGTAAGCTTGGGGAGAAAACTATTCAGTTAATATTGGATAATACCACTATTGAAGAGGAATATTCTATTGAAGATCTTTGTAAAATAAAAGGTGTATCCGATATAACAGCCAAATTGTTTATAAAGGGGATGGGCAAATACAATAAATTGTCAAAGAAATTCCTTAAAAAATGGGAATGCTGTGAATTTTATTTGGATATTGTTCCTGCTTATATAGATACCCCTGCGAAAAAGGCAGCTTCTGATAATCTTGCTGGGGTGTGTGCTTGCTTTAGTGGGGTCAGGGATAAATCCCTTGAGGAAAAAATTAAAGACAATGGTGGCACCATAAGCACAGGAGTAAGCAAGAAAACTACTCATTTAATAGTAAAAGATTTGAGTGAAAAAGTTTTAGCTTCCGCAAAATGTATGAAGGCTAAAGAATTGAATATCCCGATAATCCCAATTGATGGGGCTTGGGATAAGCTTGAATAATATTGATATTATCTATAATCAATTTAAATAAGGAGGTCTAAATAAAATTAGATCTCCTTTTATTTTGTAGATAATTTTATCCGCATTATATTTGAAGTATAAATTAATAATCATTCAAAAAACAAAAATCATGGAATTTAATCCTTACGTTATCGAATTAAAAACTCTAAATAGATTAGAAAACCTTATCAAAAAAGCTGCAAATTTTGTTTTTGAAAGAAACGGAATGAGGGCGGTAAGAACTAAAGATGGAACTCTAGATACTAGGACCCATAATATTGACCTTAATTTAGAAGAAATGACTGTCTCTTACGAGGGCGGTGCTAGTAAATGGTATTACCATAAATTTGAAACCCCTGAGGCTGCCCAAAAATGGTGGAATACTCATATTATTAACGCTAAATAATCGGAACAATGGCTAATATAGAATTTAAACCGAATCATAATACGCCTGAACATATGGCGAAGGTATTGGAAGTCATCCAAGAAGGTACACCCGAAGCGGTCGGGATAAGGATCGGTCAGGTATATGTGGATAAAAGTTCCAGTGCATACAGCGGATTCATTGATTTAGTTAAGGACATAACTATTGAAACTCGCAACAAGTTTCGTTCTGAAGAAACATACGAACACGTTTTGGTACATATTTATTCGTATGACCATATTGAAGATGCAGGGAAAACTCCAGAAAATTCTAAGCATTATGCTAAAGAAAGTAAATCAAGCATCCATGATTTCTATTACTACCATATGAGGAATCATTTTAAATTTGAATCAGTAAAAGAAATGAAAGATTATTTTCAGGTAATTGATTCAGATTCATTTGATATCACTCAATATGAAGTGCATACGGTTCAGGAAAATGCCCTAGTACACATTGGGTCGGCAGACCATTTAAAAGCCATGAAAGAGGGCATGGATACCAAAAAAGATGCACTAGATAAATTCATCGGGGCAATACAGGTTAAGGCAACACAACAAAGGCTTGTACTGGAAAAATTCAAAAGCCAATTAGAAGCCCGTATGGCTAAATTCCAAGATGAAATCAGGAGAGTTGAATCAGTCCTTTGGACAATTGAGCTTTACTTAGGTATTGAGGAAACGGTTGTACAAATACAAGAGGGAACCCCTGCGTCGGCTGAGGAGCCATTACACTTATTCCAAACACCATCGTTTATGGATGAAGAAGTTGGTGATCCGTGGGATGGGGGATTAGATTTTAAAAACGTGAGGGATTTTGATGATTGGCTGGTACGCAAGAATCATAAGGGGGTGCGTAATTATGAAGAGATTCTTTACCCTCGTTCAGTAATGTTATTCCGAGTACGTAGGCATGAAAAAGATTACGGTGATATAAATCCTTATTTAAAATTAGAATTGGATACCAAAAATCAAAAGACTTATATTTTGATTCGTAATGGTGATCAAATTTACCGTATTTGGGCAGATATCAATATTCGTAAGTTCTTCCCTGATCAAGATGAATTCCAAAAAATGAAGGAAGATCGTTGGTACAATAATGATCCTGAAAAAATGGAGAATAGGCTTAAAGATGCTTTCTTAAAGTACCAACGCCATATGATCCTCCTGCAAGGTTTAATTGACCGTACTGAAGTATTTAGCCCTATGCCTAAAATAAGGCTACAAGATCTCCCAGAACAAGTAAAATACCTATACACAGGTCGCATGATGCTGCCTACTGAACGTCCAATGTTTAAAGATTGGGTAAAATCTATCAATGAAAAATTAACTGACGGATGTAGAATCGTTTGGCCAAACTGGAGTGACATGGGTTATAGATCAAACGGAAGGCATTCTGATTTAAAAGAACAGGATAGATTCAGTGAACAATATTACACTTGGAGAGGTGAAAATTATAATCTCCCAGACCCACCACTTCCTGGATTATATCAAGTTGAAGGGCTTGATAGCAGTAAATGGGATTACCCTTTTATCAAAATCAGGAACAAGAAAAGTTGGGAACGTGAAGAAGATTGTAAGGGACGTCGTAAAATCCAATATCGTATTCATTTTGAAGAAGATTGCTTGATAAATTATGATCTTTGTACATTGGACGACGTGGAGTATTACCTAAATTCACGTGCAGACCGACCTCAATATCTGTACATGATGCCATTGCTATTTGAAATTAGGAAGTACTTATTAAAAGATAAGGAACGTGAGGAGAAGTTTGGTGAAATGGTGAAGGGGGTATTCCTTAAGGAAGGTGTCACTGTTGAAGATTGGGTTATAATCAAAAATATTGATTGGTGGAAAACCAAAAACAAGTGGAAGCGTTCATTAGAAATTGATGATTCCAAGGCTTTCCGTATGATCGTAAAGAAAATTTGTAGTGAACTTAAAATTAATTCTAAATCTATTTTAAAATTCTAGTTATGGCAGCAGATTGTGAACAATGTGGGGCATTAGTCCACGCCAAAAATGGTAAAATGGTAATGCTCAAAGATGAGCTTTGGCTTTCAATAGCTAAGAAAGAAGAATTTATTTGTGATTGCTGTATTGAAAAACGTCTTGGGAGACCAATAACCGTTGAAGATTTCAAAGAACCCTCTGAGAAATACAAAAAGCATTATGGAATCAATTTCATCCTAGTCAATTACCTATTCGCTATGGAGAAAGGGTTAAAATTCAATCCACTATGAGCAAAGAATCCGAAGTAAAAGTGATGGGGCTTAACAGTATGCACAAGAATACTACCCTCAAATTCAATGCAAACGGCATGGAAATAGCGGTGAGCCTAAATATTGAACCAAGTATGAAGCCATATTTATCACCAAATAACGTTTTCAAGGGGGATAAGCACTTAGTTTATTCCCTCCGGAAACATATTCCATCAAGATATATTTGTGCTAATACCATCAATATGTGGCAGGAAACGCTGTTAAATAGGTGTATGATCCTATGCCGTGAAGCTAAAATAAAAGTAAAACAATCTGAAATCAAAAAACTAAAAAGCAATGAACAAAATTAGAAGGTTTTTAATCGGTTGGCTATTTAAGCCTGAAATGGAACAAATTGAAAACACCCTCAAAAAAATTGATGAGACTGCAGCTAAAATAGTTGAGTTGAAACATGAACATGAGGAATCCCTTAAATTATCCAAGAATCTATTTGAAAATATAGGGGTTGGGGTTGATGTTCACCAATATTCTCCAAGTTGGGCAGTGGTATGTATTCAAGGTAAGGGAACAGATTTTGTGAAATTTTGCCACCTTAGTCAACGGGATGCACATTCTATCAGGCAATTCATTTCACAATTTGACAGAACCCGAACCAATGTTGACTTACCTATGGGTACAAGAAAGAGTCAATTTTTATCATTTTAAAAATAAATCTAATTTTATTTTGTTTTTAAAATAATTTGACATACATTTGAATTATCAAATTAAAATTAAATCTATTTTTAAATAAAAAATCGAAATCATGTTACAAGAACTTACATTTGAAGCAATTGAAGCCCCTATCTTTTATGACGTAAACGGGCAGAAAATTCAATCTCCAGAACATAAGGCGATTGTAAGAAGTGACGATAACTCGGCTTTATCTATTATGAAGAAAAGTTATCACCCTATGTTCAACAAGGATTTTATGAAATCTGTTGAACAAATGATGGCTATCAGTAATTTTGATTTCACTGGTTATAGTGAAATTAACGGTGGAAGAATAGTTATCGCTCACCTTAAAAATAACAAGGAGAATTTAGCTATTAACGGTCATGAAATCAAGGATTACTTGGTTATGGGTAATAGTTTTGATGGGAGTTCACCTTTCTTTATTGGTACAACTACTGAATTATTGCGTTGCAAAAATCAATTCAGCCGTATCAATAGAATGGAAAGAGTTCGCCATACTAAATCATCTCCAAAGCGTAGAGATGAATTGTTCCGTGCCCTTGAAGTTTACTTCAAACAACGTGACCAAATGTATCAGAATTTCAATCAGCTTACTAAGGTTCAAGTTGATGAGGCTACTCGTAAATTGGCAGCGGATTATATTATGGGTATCAAGGAAGAAGATCGCCTTGCTGGATTAAGTACTCGTAAAGAAAATCAAGTGATTTTACTTGACAATCGCATGATTCAAGAAATGAACGATGTTGGGCAAACTGCTTGGGGATTACTTCAAGGTTCAACTTACTATACTACTCACGATATGAGTGAGAAATCAAGGGAAAGATCTGGTTTTGGTAGCCTATTTGGCAAACCTGCTGAAATCAACCAAAAAGCCCTTTCATTCTGCAATAATCTATAATTATGGGAGAGGCTTTTCCTAAGTTAAACAGCAAAAGGGTTGAAGCTAATAAGCAAGTAAATGAAATTAAGGCAGAAATTTACAAAGCCGTTGACAGTAAATTCAAAGATCTGGATTACCATAATTTCAACAAAGCCCTTATAGAAATTTTATCTGAAAATCAAACGAGAGTTTTAGACCACTATCACGGCAAATTAATCGATTGATATACAATACCCCCACTTTAAGCGTAAACGTTTCAGGTGGGGGATTAAATGTCTAAAATATGGGAAATAGGAATTTTAAACAACATAAAAAGAATGGGTACACCGTTGTGGATAACTCCATAATGATGAACAAGAATATTTCTTTGAGGGCTAAAGGGTTGCTTATCGTAATGTTGAGCCTCCCACCTGATTGGAATTTTACTGAAACAGGATTAGTTTCAATAGGGATTGAAGGTCGGGATGCAATCAGGAGCACATTACAGGAGCTTGAAAAACACAAATACTTGAAGCGTACAAGGGAACGTGGTGATAATGGTAGGTTGAAAAAGATCTTCTATGATATCTATGAAGAGCCGTATGAATAATTCACCTAACGACGGGTTGCCCAACTTAGGTGAAAGCTATATAGGCAAAACCCCTACAATAAAGTACTATATGTATAAAGTACTAATATTATAAAGTACTCTCCTTTTATTCATGATATTCATAAAAGGAGGAAAAAATCAGTTGATAATTTCGTGAATCTGACGATTCCCTCAAGATGTGAAGCTGCGCTTCCCCCTCTTTTATTTTTAAGTTATGAAGAGAACCTTTTACATAGATCAAAATTTCATTCACTTTAAATTTGAATACAACCCTGATATTAAGGAGTTGATCAAAAAGATTGAAGGTGCACATTGGAATCCTGAATTAAAGGAGTGGTATCTTGAGAGAACCCTACATAACAGGCCTGATATTTCTAAAATCGTAAAGAAATACGAATTTCAGAATATCTCAGCGAAGAGGAAAAAGAAAAACGGCAAAAACGCTAAATTGCCCGTTCAGAAAATTAAAGTCCCCAAATCCTTTAAAAAGTCCCTTAAAAAGCTACCATTAAAATTGACCCCTCGTAAATACCAAGTCAAGGGGATTTATTACATGGTAGAGAATGAAAAGGTTATTAATGGGGACGATGTAGGTTTAGGGAAAACAGGGCAGAGTATTTGCTCAATAGAATTTAATAAATCATTCCCTTGTTTAGTCGTTCCACCTGCTTCCCTAAAATTCCAATGGGAAGATGAGTGGAATAAATGGATTGATGGAAGGGATATCTCTGTTATTGACGGAAGGGATAAGAATTTTGATGCCGAAGTAATCATCATTAATTTCGATTTATTAAATAAATTTAAGAAAGAACTCCTTAGCCTAGATTTAAAGGGTTTAATTGTGGATGAGAGCCACTTTTGTAAAAACCCTAAAAGTTTACGCTCAAAAGTTCTGAAAGAAGTTGGGAAGGGCATTAGGTTTAAGTTCCTACTTACGGGAACTCTGATTAAAAATAGACCTTTGGAAATTGTGTCACAAATTGGAATTCTTGGAATATTCGAGGAATTGTTTGGGAATTTTAATAAATTTGTATATCGATTTTGTAATGCAAGGAGAACAAAGTATGGGCTTGATACTAAGGGTGCTAGCAAAACTTTAGAGTTGAACCAAATACTCAGAGAATATTGTTACATACGTAGGGAGAAGGGGGAAGTTAAAAAAGAATTGCCTCCTCATCAAGAAATTCCATTAAAAGTTAAGATTACAAATAAAACAATTTATAAGAAAGCCGAATCAGATTTGATTGGGTATATTCGTGAAAATATTGGGGAGATTGAAGCAGAGAATGCTCAGCGTGCTGAGGCTATTGTGAAAATCAATCTATTAAGGCAGTTAACAAGTAAGGGTAAAATCAAGACCGTTTTTGAAATGGTCGATAACTGGATAGAAGAAACTGATTATAAAATCTGTATCTTCGGTACGTATGTTGACACTTTAGAGGAAATTTCAGATTATTATAAATCCCCTTTAATTTACGGGGGTACAAGCCCAAAGAAAAAGAGGCAAATTGTTAAGGATTTCCAAGATAGTGAAGACAGGGTAATAGTAGGGAATATTGAGAGTATGGGGACTGGAACCGATGGTTTGCAGTATTGCTCATCTATCCTGCTGATAATTGATTTACCTGATTGCCCTACTGATATTGATCAGGTGATAGGTAGATTAGTGAGGGAAGGGCAGCTTGATTTTGTTAAAGCCTATATGTTGATAAGTCCAAAGACTATCGATGCTAGGATTTGGAAGGTGTTACAAGAAAAGAAAAAGATTACTGATGCAGTAAATAAGGGGATTGAGATTAATTCATTTGATAAGTCATTTTATGGCGAATTAATAAAAAGCTATACATGAAAAAATATGTGATTTTTACAGATGGGAGTTGTAACGCTAAAACTAAACAGGGTGGGAGTGGGGTTTTCATAGCGAAGCCAAAAGAAAAAAGAATTGGTATTGGGTATTGCCCGACAAGGACAGGGAGGACAGAAGTCAACGCCCTTTTGTTAGCTTTGAAGGAAATCCCCAAGGATAAGAAAACCAATGTCCTCATCTATTCTGATAGCCAATACGTGGTGAAATCAATCATGGAGAATTGGGTTTACAATTGGGAAAAGATGGGGTGGATTGACCGTAAAAATGTAGACCTTTGGAAGAAGATTCTTAAGAGAATCAGAAATCGACCAAAAATGAAATTAAAATTAATCCATATCAAAGGGCACCAAAAGGATCTTTCAAATGAATTGATTGCTGGAAATAATGAGGCTGACAAGTTAGCTTCATACAAAAATTTTAAAGAATTCGTAAAAACTGACCCAAGTACTTGGGATAAATAAATCGAAATGGCGCACAAACTATCTAAGTTTCAGAAAAAGATTATAAAAGTTTACAAGAAATTTAATTGTAACATCTTCATAAAGGCAGGTCCTGGGAGTGGTAAGACATTTATCATTACTCAATTGGTAAAGATGACTCCTAGGTATAAAAAAGGCTTAATCACTGCATTCAATAAAGCCATTCAAGAGGATTTGAGCAAGAAAATAGTTCTCCCTAATATGAAAGTCTCAACTTTGCATAGTCTAGGGCTCAGCATCCTGAGGTACAACAAACCAGATAAATACAAAATAACATCTTCAAAAATATGGATTCTATGTAAAATGAATCTAAATTTACTTGTATTCAAAGATGAAGGGGAAAGGAATGCCCATTTAATCATTGTTTGCAAGTTGGTTGATTTATTTAGAATGAACTTAGGGTCTACCAAAGAGGATTTGGTTAATCTATCCGACCAGTATAACGTTATGGCATCTTCTGCCCAAATAAACGATGCGATGTACATTGTGGAGAAAATGGGGGAATACAATGAGGGGATGCATGAGGAATTTATGATTGACTTTGTAGATATGATTTATTTACCAGTCACAATGATCCGGAAAAGGCTTTTCCCTAAGTACGATGTTGTATTTATTGATGAGGTTCAGGACTTGAACCCGTTACAGAAAAGGCTGGTGGATAACTGTATAAAACCTAAAGGGAGATTTATTGCAGTTGGTGATGAGAAGCAAGCCATCTATTCATTTATGGGGAGTAACTTAGATTCGTTCAATGAATTTTCTGAGCGTGAGGATACTAAGATATTACCACTTTCAATCAGTTACCGTTGTTCAAAGAAAATAGTCGATGAGGCTAACAAAGTATTTCCTGGATTAAAGGCTCATGAAGAAGCACCTGATGGGGTAGTTAGGAATGGGGATTTAAGCGAAGCTCAGGATGGGGATTTCATTATTTGTAGGAATAATCTGCCATTGGTATCCGCATTCATTCAGCTCCTCAAACAGAACAAGAAATGTTATATCATGGGGAAAGATTATGGCACAGGATTAGTGCTTGTTTTGAATAAGATCAAGAAGCACCCTACATTCGGTGTTGGGAGGAAAGCTGTACTTGATGAAGTAAAGGAAAAATTGAAGGAAAAAGGGGTCACAAACCCCCGAAGCCACCCTTCTTACCAAAAAGTCTTTGAACGTACAGAAATTTTAGCTATATTAATGACTGAGTTCCTGAGTATCAATAAAGTAGAAGAAATAATAGAGGAATTATTCAGTGATGGTGAAGATGGTGGAATCCGTTTAAGTACTATACATAAGTCTAAAGGGTTAGAAGCCGATAAAATATTCTTTTTGAATAGGGAGCTTATTCCTAGTGAATATGCTGTAACGGAATTAGAATTGTATCAAGAAAAGTGTTTGAAATTTGTCGCTGTGACTAGGGCGATAAGTGAACTCATTTATTGTAAAATAAAAGTACCGAAAAAGCCTAATAAAAGGGCTAAGAGAATTGAAACTAGGAGGAATCCAAATTTAAACAATTTGTAAAATGAAAAAATTGAAAAACACAAAATTGTATGTGCCCTTGGGAATGCCTATGGGTGGAACTACCATGGTAAGGGTAGATAATATGGAAGAAGTCTCATCTAAATTACCCAGCGCAGAACAAATGAGGATGCATATGCTTAGCCAAGCATTGGCAATAAAGACTAACGGTTATGCAAAGCCGTATGTTGTTTTGGTTGAAAAGGAAGTGATGAAGGAGATTTTCCGGAAAATAGCAAGGAAGGTCGGGGGGAAGCCCTTTGACTTTAAGTTGCTGAATATTGTTTTGGACAGCCAAAGTGCTGCTGTCTTTCAATTTAAAATAAAAGAATAACTATGTTGAATTTTGAAGACGTTTATCAATCAACACTTTCTTACTTTAATGGTGATGAGCTAAAAGCAAATGTCTGGATGGCAAAGTATTGCCTAAAAGATAGGAAGGGCAATCATCTGGAATTAAACCCAGACCTTATGTTCAGGAGAATAGCAAAAGAAATTGCTAGGGCTGAAAAGAAGTATCCTAATCCAATGCTAGAAGGGGAATTGTATGAATTGATGAAAGATTTCGGATATATTATTCCAGGAGGTAGCCCGTTGGCTGGCATAGGGAATAATACACAAATAACATCTCTTTCAAATTGCTTCGTTATCGAAAGTGCGGAAGATTCCTATGGGGGGATTATGAAGACGGATGAGGAGCAAGTTCAGTTGATGAAAAG